AATCCAGAATAAGCACCAACAAGATTACGATATATCGTTTTCAAGTTAATCCATAATTCGTCGTAGTTAGCGATATTGTTAACCTGCTGAACACGATCTGGGTAGCGACCTAATAAACCTTCTATCGCGAGAGAGGTGGCAATAGAAAGCGGGAACGCACCCTTAGCACGGACATCAACTGACATTGGCCATATCCCTTCGCAATATAGTTAAACAAGCGGCTATCCGTTTGTCACTCAACCCTAATAATTTCATCTTCTTACTAATAAGGTCTTCAATGTTGTTAGGTGTGATGTAGATAGGTTTAAATACCTGATCAGAAATCTCACCTTTGTTTTTCATATCGGCAAGTATCTTACTTGCTGGTTCTTTTGCTGTGAACACTTCCACGTTATGTAAAGGATACCGCAGCTTTACAATGTTACTGGCTTGAAGTAGTGGATGCCCCTTATTGACTTTCACTCGTACGTAAGAGTCCTCTGGTAACAGCACCATCTTCTTGTCCAAATTGGGAAGTATATCTTCCGTCAACATACTTTCATAATCGTAAGTATCATAACGTTTTGCATTCTCGTTAATCACAAACTGTATGTCGTAGTCATCTGGAGAACGTACATGGAAACGGATGTGTCCTTTAGGCGCTTCGTAACCATGCCCTAATCGATCAAAAGAACCTTGGGCAAAGATACGATTTTGAAAAGAAGAAAATGTATGGTCATGTCCAATAAATGTTAAACACCGCACGATTTCCAAATAAGCAAGATGGTCATGTAACTGACCTTGAGAATATTCGTGGATATTAGAAGAGATTTGATACTCAAATTGTCCATGCATGATCGCAATATCAACCTGATCGATTCCCTTTTCTTTAAGTAATTCTCGGACTTGGCTAAGTGTGTCATTTGCTGTAGCACCCCATTCGTCGGGTACGAACAAGCACCACATGTCGTGTGCTTGTTCGTACTCCACGTGGAGTGTATTGAAATATTTAAGATCAGCGCCAATTTTACCGAGACTGTTAACGCGCGTCATTGCGTTTGGTTGTTCCCAGTCGTGACCGGGAGTTCCCTTTAAAACTCTAACTGCAATATTGTTACGTTTGCAGAAAGTTAAAAAGATATAAAACCAAGCGTCAATGATCGCAACGTCAGCATCATCGAGGGTCATTATCCTTTCGAATAAATCCCCTCCAAAGAAAATATAATCCAACTCTTTAGTAGAAGGATCGTCCATAAAGGCATTACTTAAATTACCTAAGATATGAACTGTGGGAGTTCTTGCATGGTGAAGATGAATATCACTAATTGATGCTGCTTTAAAAGGTCGCATAGTGATACAAAAAAAATGTGGTTTATTCGTAAACGGTGTCGTCATCACCTGATGTTATTACATTAGATGTGCCAGTTGGGTTATTTTTTCCATCGTCATCTATACCAGTAATATCAATGGTGGACAGGTTATATCGTTTATAAATATCGTTCCATGCTTTTACATTGTCCAACAAGACATTGACATCTGCCAGCTTAGACATAGCTTCGTTTGTATAATCCTTTAGCACAGCAGCGCCACGACCTAAACCACTATTAGACAAAGTGTTTGCAAACATTGCCATTTGAGAGAAGTTACTCTTAGTAATTTCCATCTTTTCGAGGTTGTAGATATTGGTATCGAAATATGGTGGAGTGGTAAAGATGACTTGACCTTTTTCATTTAGGACATCAACAGGGTAGTTATATCCTTGAGATAAAGCAGCCCAGTGTTGAATCGTTGCACCGTTCTTCAATACAACATCGCCATGGAGTATTGGTAAGAATACATCTCTGAAGATATATTCAGGGACAGATGCACGTTTACCTAATCGACCTTTGTTGTTGATATCTTCTATCAAATCTTCAAGATCACCGAATTCACCGTGGATCTTCTTTGTGAAATCCTCAGTCATTTGCCCACGGAATGACTCTACTGCTTTTACAAAGTTTTCTTCACTTGGGCCTGGCATTGTTACAATCATATTAAACTCCGTCATTCATGATTTTAGTTAAAGAAGTAAATCGCCCTTCGGTCATGTTTAATAACCGTCCGAAACTATACGACAAACCATTATCGGTAACGGTAATATCTATTTTAACTTGAACTTGGTTTGTGGTAGCTGGTTGCAATAGATCACTATCTACTGAACATTCAACGCTATCGAAATAACGTTGTAAATAATTGTACAAAGCATCTCGCAACATGATCATTAATCCTGGGATGTCTTCTCCTTTATTTTGGAGTATCCAAGGAATACTGGTGACAGCGGATCTATCAAACAAAGATGTTTGTGATTTATCAGCAGCAAAAAGATAAGCCATTGCAAAATCTGCTTTGTCTTCTATGCTTCTCGCATATCCAACTGGTGACAACGTTGGTACAGGTATGACCGCCATGTTTTTCTCCTACCTATAAAAAAAATAATTTCATAGGATTTTACAAAAAAAATAAGGAGAGCCTAAGCTCTCCCTACTTTCATTGTTAAAGCACTTTACAAAGAACCGTTATCTGAATCAGTGAAATCATCCTCACCATTATCCAAAAACCATTCAGCGATTTTCCAAGTATCTAAAGCATCAACTTGGTCTTGGTGGGTCAAAGGTTCAAAAGCCATTGCTTCGTTGTCATCTAACGGTATATCACCGTAACAAACATCCGCATAGAAACGGTCATTCCCTTCTTCGTCTTTCCCGTCAAAGACGATCCCATTAACAACCTGTCGATACATTGGATCTTCGAATCCGATACGTGAACCAGCAGAGTTGTGATAAGACCCTGCGTAACCATTTAAGGTTTGATCCAAATAGCGGCGACGAACCCTTAGGTTCGACATGACTATTTTCTGCATCTTAGGCTTTGCTTGTTGCAAATCATCCAATGACCATAACGGTTTGATAATGTCACGACTGTAATAACGATCGTTAGTTCGCAATACAGCCTTGGCGCGACGGATCGCTTCATCGCTGTGGTAACGATCATGTAACGAATTGATACGATCAAACAACTGTCTTGCTCGTTCTCCTCCCGTTTCAAGATATCGTTTAGCGCCCTCGATCGTTCGATCTTTCAGTTGTGTCAAATAGTTCCTTGTAGCAGCATGCACATTGCCATACATACTTAAGGAATATTCTTCGTCACTTCTTACTCCGACTGATATACCGGACATAGTAACCCTTTCGAATGTTTCTTTTGTTGCTATTAAGCGAAGAGTTCCATCATGCGACGTTCTTCTTCGTTTGTTCTTACTACTGTATCTTCCACATAACGTGCAAGATTAGTGACAGTTGGTTTAGGTAACCAAGCGTTACCTGAAGGACGATAAGGTCCATCCAACCCATACGTTGATTTGTGATGAGCAAAGTTAGTGTAGAGATCAGCACTGACTTCATCAATTGCCAAGACCAAGTTCATTTGATCACCATCATACTTTTTGTCCACCTAATATCGCCATTGCTTTCGCAAATCCTTATTAAGCCGGTGTGACTCCTGACACCCGCCGTATGTCTCCACACGGAACAGACTATATCATCCTCTTTCCATTTCTGGTGAAGAGGTTTCCTATTTCGGGGTCGCTGACCCCTACTTGCCGCTACGCAATAGTCGTTGAACGTTTCCCTTGTGTTAAGGGACTTCGCTGCTGATTGTCTCTATCCAATACTTTTCAAGCATAGACGTATGATCTTTCGATCTCCGCTTTAGCGTATTGACCTAACAAGATATTTCAGCAATTAAAGAAAGACTGTATTATTATTTCTAATAAACAGGACAATATTTTATCAGCATTGTAACCAACTACGCTAAGTATGCTATTCTGAATCACAGTGATACTTGGATTCGGATTAACAAAGGTGATGAACACGTTCTGAATCGAACCACGCTCGAGAGAAGGGTTCCGTTGTAATAAAGCTGGGAAACCTTTACCACCTCGACAAGAACTAATGATCTCTCGCATAATCTCATCGAGAAGTTCATCATACTTGTAAATGTGTGCATGAAGAAAAGCAGTAATCTTCTTAGAAGACCATTGTTCGCCATGCGTCTCGTTACGTTTTCGCAAATGGTTCGCGATGTGCAAATGAAAGATCGTTAAACCAATACTCCATGGAATATGAATCTCATCATAGCGGTGACGATTTGTCAGAGATGTAATAACAGCCCGCGCACTAAAGTCAGCGCGACACGATATTGCATTGTGTCGCATGGCACCTTCTTTTTGTGCAATCACATCGTGACTGTAATCGAAAAAGTATTCGCTCAATGTGTTGATAGTACGAATTGTGGCATTCTCGTTTGTTCTTACATTGATAGGTGCGACAACGAGTTCATCTGCTTCTTCCTCTTTCTTGGAAGACATCAGTTCGTTGTAAGATACAACACGCACTTGATTTTTCTTTTCTCGACTACTTGCTCTTGTACGGCGATCAATACCAGCCAACGTCCATATGGCATCAATCAAATTGCGACTTGACTTCTCGTAATACGTCCCCATATGAGTTTCCTCAAACACCACTAACAACTTGTTAATGATGGGGAGATAGTCTGTGAAGATCAAATGTCGATTTTTCCGTATTAATTGTTCAAATGACGTACCTTTAGAACCAGCACGTTTTCGCTCTGCTTTAAACTTGGAGCTATTGTAAAGCGTGTCGATGATCTGATCGAAGTTGTTCACAAAGTAGTTGTAACCACGTTGAATACCTGCTCTTTCTAATTCAGCTAAGAAAGCAGCTGGCGGTACAACGTTAGAAGGACGATAGTTGCGGTTAGCAATCCAGTGAATGATGTTGTAATTATTCACCGTGAACTCTTGCCCCAACATTTTCCAGATGTGAGGTGATATCAGTTTAGATACACCGATTGGTGCACGTATCCAGAGTATTGGTTCAATGTTCTTGTTGATGGTTAATTCAACACGCTCACCACATCCACCAGTTTCTTCTCGGCATAAGAAACCTAAATTGTTTTTACCTTCGAGCTTACCGCAGCCGCACTGTGGGATATTGTTAATCAAGTCACCTGTTGGAGACTTGGTACTATATCTAGTTGATATTAACGATCGTATCGTGTCACGATCCTTTGTTGACATGTAAGCAAGATCATTTAAAATGATCGGGTTACTCGATAACTTCCGACGATATAAATCCTCGTAATCAACCAAACTAAATAATACACCCATATTTGCACTCCGTGATTTGTGGCAAAAAAAGAGGGAACCGAAGTCCCCCCTTATTCTTTACTTCTAACTACTGGTCGTTATTAACGGCCACGACGGAAGTTATTGCGGTCACGTGAGTCACGTGTATCACGGCGGTTCATGCTGGATGTGCCCAGTTCAAACACAGACATGTTAGAATCGAAGCGACGACCGACACGAGTTTTATTCGCGAAACGGAAATCGTTATCAGATTCTTCCCATACCAAGCCGATATCTTTCAATGCATCGATGAAGACAACCAAGAAAGCTGGATTGAACATCAGACGAATGTATTGACCAACTTCTTCGAAGTTGTTTTCGGAAACAACAGCTGTCAACAGACGACGTTGATCGGCAAGAGCCAGAGTTGTTTTGATCAAACCGTTAGTGGCATCGTCATAGATTTTCATCATGTCTTCGCCACGGCCAGCCAGGATATTCAGATATGCCAAGTAATCAAAGTCACGAGAATCACGACGTTGACCTTTTGCATCTGTATAGTTACCTGCCAGGATACGCATACCGTAGTCAACCAGAATTGGATCACCAAACTTCCAATCGTAACGTCCGCTTTCAACCAACTCTTGCAACTTGGCATTCGTCAATTCATTGGCGGATTCCAACAGTTGAGTGTATGCAGCAGACTTGACTTCAACTGCTTGATCAACACCGGCCATCAGAGCAGATTGTGGACCACCTTCGAGGATGTCGATACACAGTTCAGGATTGCGGCTCATGGATGTAGAAACCATGCCCAACAATTTGCTGTCACTGATACCGTCAGTATTGATCAACGCACCTTCAGCATTGCGATCATCGCTGTAGTTGAATTCCAGACCAGTAGAACCGTATTCACGAAGATTGAATTCGTTGTTTGGGCGATACTTTTGTGGCAGGAATGAATTGATCCAACGTTGATTATCAACAATGGTCAGGGTATGACCAATTGCCATCCAGAACATGCCGTACGACTGCAACACCGGTGTTTCAACCTTGGTAATAACCAGACGTGGTTTATACAAAGGTGGAGGAGCGCCGCGACCGTAGCTGTCACCGAGACCTGCTTCACCGTTATGTACCATTTCAACGTAAAGACCAGTACGGGTGATCATCGATGAAGATTGACGTGTTTTGTCAGTGGATTCAGACTGGATAGAATGAATATCCGCACGAACAGGATTACCGAGCGCATCACATTCTTGCTCTTGATAACCGTTCCATGTTTTACGGACAGACAAGTCACCTTGCGCAACGTCTTTAATCAAATTGACATCGCGTTTACCGGCAGCGGTGAAGTCCAGCTTGTTCAAGATACCGTTACCTGCAATTGCTGCAATGGTGCCCTGAGTTTGCTCATCGGATGTATTCAGACGGCGAGGAATGACGATGTATGTAACGATTGGTTCACGAATGCCGGAAGGCAGAACTTGGGAGAACAATTTTTCCAGAGCATCATCCATTGTCGAATCGACGAGGTCGTATGGCAATGGTTTTGCTTCGTAAGAAATGTCACCTTCACGGATGATCGATGCTTCGGTGTTAGCAGTAGATGCCATCAAGAAGACTGTGGCAGCCACGTCGATATTGGTAGAACGGTCGACACCGATAACAACAACAGCAGAAATGCCCAGACCTGCGTAATCGTCTTTGTTCAAAATTTGTACTTGATACTCAACAGATTTCTCTGTGGAGTTAGCCAGCTGTGCCGCAATACCTTCACGCAATTGGGCGAGAGAAGCATCGAGACGGTTGCCTGACAAAGCTTTACGTGTAAAGCCGCGCAGACCGGAGAGAGTTGTTTTGTTTGTATTGTCTTCGCGAGGAGCACGTTCATCACGACGATCTTCACGTTGAGCACTTGTAGAACGATCTTCTTCACGACCAGTTGGTTTGGAAGAAACGTTTTGATCTTTTACATTTAACATAGTGTTTTATCTTTCTTTCATTCGAATGTTGTTTAATGGACCAGCAAGCAAAAATCGATTATAATGCTAGTTGATCGAGTTAGTGATATATACGTATAAAAATTTAGAATCGCAATATCACGAAGCATAACGCATATGCCTTTTATCCAGGAGTTATCTCCCAGAACAACGAATATGTGTTTTCTCTATACCATATACTTCGCCGTGTAATTTTTTCCTTACTTTTTATTTCTCCTATTAAGTTTCAATATAACAACCAAAATAACTCTTTAACATATCCAACTTAATAAAGAGTAATTGATTGGCCTTTTTGCCTGGTTCCACATGAAGTAAGTTAGAACAATAATTACCGTTTTTCCTTTCGACATTTTTCAAACGCCTGAAATACATATCGTAGAAATCATTCCAATCACCAAAATAGTTAGGTGCGACTGCCTCACCACGAACGTGATAAATACCTTCTGGTGGAGTACCGATCAACACTTTATCAACTACTTTTAAGTTTGTCCAGCCTTCATGCGACAGTTGAAGATAATTAAAAACCAATATGATTGCACTTACTGTAATTTCTTCAATGTCCATTACTTCTGATGGATTAATAGACAATAAGTTATTCCAACGCTTGATAGTTTCAATGGTGTCCATCTTGCAACCAACCTGTAACAATGCAGCTAAAATATCCATTTTAGATTTCCTAATAAAAAAGGAGTAATACCTTTTGAGAATTTTGGCGGTGTTCTTTTTGATTTGATTTGTTCTATTACAAGTGTTTCTTAACAGATGATCATTTCCGTAAAAGAGACGAACGCTTTTTGCTTGAATAGCATGGGTAACCGGATGTACACTTATCAGTTTTATATTGTTAACTTGATTCATTTTATGTCATAACAAATTTTACTAACGGAATAGACCATGTACGATATATTTAACGCCATCCGTCCTGGTACTAGACCAGTGGCTATCGACCCTAACTGGAATTATGTCAAAGAAGGCTTGTTGCGAGATTTACAAAAGGTACTTGACTACCATCATACTAGACCGACTGCTGTAAAAAGTGACCATATTCTAGTCAGACTTTTACAGACTATCCCTGTATCAAAAACACTTGATAACTACACTTACTATCAGCATGTTTCTTATATTGCCGATGAGTTATCACAAGCATTTCGTTTTACTTCAAGTGTTGGCGAAGGTAAAACATTTGATGGAACCTTTTACGGTCAAGGAAGTTGTGAGTTATTAATCTCAACAGAATTTGATGATGACGTTGAACGTCAGGCGAAGAAGTGGGAAGATATCCAAGCTGTGAAAGTATTAAGACATGATCTCACAGATCTTTCTTTTACTTTACCCGATGGCAACTACGATTCACCTGAAAACAATATGGCTGTAATTGGAATTAATATTCCTTTATTAGCTTTACAATACAAAATGTTTCGTGAAAATGAAGATGTGTTAAATCCTTCTGACGATTCCGAAAGATCGGTGATGATGTTTGTTCGTATGTATGCGATCACCAACATGATGCCAAGTCACTTAGATCAGGTGATTATCAATCGTTTCTTAAGTCGTGCTAAAGGTTGGTCTGTGAGTGATATGCCCAATAAGCATTCGTTCCATTTAGTGCAATACGAGAAACGGGTAGAGGAAACGATTAATGAGATGTTCCCTTCCCTTTATGATGTCAATAAAGACTTCTATACGTTAATGGACACAATACCGACGCCAGCTTCAGGTAACATGACAAACTTTTCTTTAATGCCTAATAACGTACCAACGATGCAGATCAAATGGGCACTAAGTATCGCCCGTATTCCAGAACTAGAACTGTTAGTCCGTCTTGCAGGACAAAATGGAAATGCCAAAAATGGCACAGAAATGAATGCAGTCAAACGTTCTATTAACTGGATGGAAAATAATGGACATTTACGAGGTGTTTTACCGCACCACATGTACATGTACGTTAGACAAGAGTTAGATGTTATCACGGATGTCATTGATAAATAACATAACACCAGAGAGCCAACAACGCTCTCTGGTGTTATGCCGTCAATAATTATCCATAATCAAACGTGTGTTTTTTGAATCTGCTAAATAGAAACCCAATGTTTCAAGAATGATGTAAAAAACGTTAGTGGTCTTTTTAATCGTTGAACGATAATCGGAAGCATCCAGAACTTCTAAAGGTATGCCGCCCGTCATCGCTATCTCGGAAGGAACGATGATATTAGAACCAAGATTTTTTCTACCATTCTTAATCAGGTATTTCTTAATATTTTCTGCAATGACAGGATCTTTCATTGAAGCAATCCATTCCATCACTAGCATTGGTTTATCCAAGTCAACGTTCACTTGGATAGCACTATATGGTGGTTCAGGAGCATAACCATATTTGGCACCAAAGACTTCATTCCAAAACAAATACGATTTGTAGTTCGAAGTGTTTTCCCCATTTTTATAAGCAGCAGCTGGTTTGATCTGACAACGACGGAAATATTCATAACCACCATTCTTAATATCATTGAAGATACTGCGTTCCATGTCCGCAACTTCATGCAGAATAGGAATGGCTTTGATCTTACGGCCAGCATAAATCTCTTTTAAGATAAACAACATTAATTCTTCAGCACGTTTAATAACTTTCTTAGACACACTAGAAGAGATCAGATGGACACCCTTGACTTCTTTCTTGAAATCCTTAAAGATCAATCCTTCCTGAGAAGAAATGATCGAGAAGTAATGTTTACCAAGTTGAGTCGAACCAAATACATCAAACTTGTATTCATTCTTCATGCCAATTTGATGGATACGTTTTTCTTTAATACCAAAGTTTGCAGACATCCTAGCCAGGATATGTACGATGGTTTGTGAACATAAGAAAACGATCACATCAGACAAACGGCAAGCATCATAGCTGAACGTTAATTCTTGATCGTACCATTCAACCCATTCTTGCGCTGTGAAGATTGTGGAGTCTGTATCAGAACGTATGACAACTCGACGCATGCTATCGGGGAAGAGAGCAACTGATGAAGGTATGTTTTCACTCACGAAGAAACATTTAATAAAATCGGCGTAATGTTCCAGGTTAGTATTCAAGCGTTCAAGTGTACTTGCTAACCGGCCGTAGTCATCCGTACCAACCACATTTTTCATATCCTTGCCACGGAGTATGTTAGAACAAATCATCTTCGCATGGATAACATATGCTTCAGGATAAGAGTCAATCACCTTCTTAGGTTCGGGATGGACTTCGTCAACAAACACACGGAGATCATCCAGAAACTGACGCATGAACCGGTCATTCAACACACGGATATGGTACAGATCTCCTGTATAGACAAAAGCTGCACGTTCATATCCAGTCAACTTAGAAACATATAACGTAAAATAATCATCGATGTCTTTTGCTTCAAAATACAGATCGGTACTGCGTTTAATACAACGTACAGTTTCTTCTGTTGTTGGTAAAACTAATCCGAATTGATTAATTACCTTTTCAAGTAACACGTAATCAGTATTCCGAATAATCGATGTAATATTATTAATTGCCAAGTAAGGGTTGAAATACAAACGAGTACCGGAGATAAACTTCTCGTTATTTGCGTTGCCAAGACCCGATGTGTTACGACAGTTCGATGTTAAGGTAGAGTGACCTGCTGGATTGTAAGTAATATTACCAGCAGTTGATTGGGCACCTGATAACGCATTCGCTGTGGTCTTCAATCCTTTCTGTTCAGTTTCTTTTAACTGCTCAGTTAACTTGTCGCCAGCGGCCATTGCTGCATACATTTGTTTCTTTGCCACACCACGCCCAGATGTTTTCTCATCCAAGAATCCTGCAAATTTGGATTCAATCACAGAAGGTGGTAACCATGTCGTTAAAGGTGGCGTAATGATGTTACCGCTTTTGATAACGTGATCAAGGTATTTACTGAACGTCGTCACGCCTTTCTGCATATCCCCGTTTTCATCTTTCACCAAGATCTGCATCTTACGATCGATCATGCCATTCGGCGTATCAAACTTTGTTTCTTCTTCTACGTGTTCAAGACACTCTTCAAAACTTAATCCCGTCATTTTAGACAAGTAAGTAGCACTATCTTTCTTGTAATGATCAATGATATTAATATCACGTTTGTATTCTGATGGTGCTAATACAAAAATATTATTCGACATCTTCATCCCTTTCAGTTTGTCGTTTTCTCGTTTGCAAAAAATAGGCAAAACGAATAAAAAAAAAAATAACGGCATAAAAAGATTTTGTTTGTCACGAGTGACACACCGAAACCCCAAGGGGAACGAAAACCGAACCGTAGCTGCATAAAGGCACAAAGGCGAAGCAGGACTAGGATCGGAACATCGATGACGGTGTGTCACTCATTGTGACGGGCCAAAAACGAAGCGGGAGAGAAACATTCGAAAACTCACGCACCGTAAAAAAGCCAACGGGAGAAAGGAAAATGAAGAAACCGACCAAGCTCCTTCATTATAATTACAGTAACAGTAAAAATTTCCCTGTGGAACTAAACAGAAGAAACTGAATACTCAACGTTGGTTAGTCCGATAGATGCTAAAGCTTGTTGTATAGCTGGCAAGTCATTCGCATCAGATGCAACTATTTTTGCTGTGATCGTCACGGATTGAACTTTCTGAATTGAATCAGGTTTAATCCAAGGAATACCCATAATTGTGGTTTGACCAGTGGGTAAAAGAAAGATCGCATAATCGATTTGTCGGAAGTCTGTTGGTGTACCTGGTGGTAAGGAAGGATACACTTGACTGTGGATCGTTGCTACATCTGAGATCTGGCTGGCAGTGGTGTAATTAGTCAGTGTAACACACGTGGCATTACGGAACTCAGATTTCAAAATATGCGGGGCATACGTCGTGAAGTTATATACTCCACGTAAAGTAAATGGATTTGACATAGGCTACCTTTGTTTGTTTTTAAAAAGATTGATGGACTTGGACTATGAAAAGGTTTTTAGAAATAGCTTTGATTTGGATGTCATATTCATCCATTTGGAAAGCATGACCAAAAAACTCCTCAATCAAATCATTAATCGATTTGAAGATATAAGAAATGGTATCTTGGATGATCGTGCACATTTCTTTATCTGCTTCAATTTCCATGTAATGCTGACTGTTCTCAATAAAGAGATTAGTTAAACTTTCTGTTGAGTCACCTATTGTTTTATCGCCTTCAACAAAGTAGGTTTCCAATTGAGATGCGAACAAAGACATACCGTCTCTCGAAAGTATGTCTTCTTTCACATCTTGATAAACACGTTCATGGAAATGCAAAGGAATTTGATCCAGTATCTCGTTGATATAGAAACTGTACTCCTTATTAGTATTAGCCATTTTTGATTTCCTCAATCACTAAGAAATGCTTGTCTGAATCGGTAACCTGGAATACCTTGTTACTATCGAGCAAACCTTCGTCTTCCAGATAACAAATCGTCTTTAAGCCAAAAGCATATAACAAGTTCCTTAACTTCGTCTTACTTTCTTCATCAATGATCGCCATCTCATTAACGGCTTCATTGATGTCGGAAGATGCTTCTAAACGAAGATTACTGATTGATTTTGTTGTGCCAGATGAGATTAAAATATTATCGATGATCTTTTCAATTAATTCTTTAAACTCTTCTTGTATCTCGTGCTTCACCAATACTTCGTCAATGATTGACAATAGTTTCTCATTGTCAATATCTTCGAATAATACAAGTAAAGATAAACCTTTCTTTTCAGCCATATTACCTCGCTTGTTTTAGGCATCCAATAATTCGTTGATTCCTTCTCTTCTGATATCGTGGATCCTTTTCTCAACAGCGTGTTTAAAAGCATACGTGTTTTCTTCGTATATTTCTAGTCCGCGTAATATAGCTGAGACAAGTGTATAAATATCTTGATAGATGGCATTGATCACTTCATTTGATAGGTTGATACGTTGTTCACCTAACACGATATCAATAGGAACAGTTTTAACAGTAGGACCATGCTGAACTATGTATTCACCAATAGCATCTATTGCTGCATCCATATCAATCGTGGGGGCATCATCATGTTGAAATCCACGGAGACGTTCTTCTTCATCTTTCGGGATCTCGATGCACAATAAGAAGTTGTTCATCAAATAAAACTTCGATTTGGAAAACAACTCAAACTCGACCTGCGGTAACGTGTGACAAATAATAGACAAAAGAATCTTGTTATGCCTCAATACAAGATCTATTGCCATATCCACGTGCAACCCATCTTCTATCAACAACATGGCAGAAGGAATCGAACGATAATTACTTTCGTAAAAACCGACATCTGTTTTGAACACATCATAAACTAATGCGTCAATATAACGTCTTGGATCATAACGTAACCAAGATGAGTCTGTTCTATCGTTATTACGTTTCATCCAATTGTAATGATGTTGGAAAGCGTCTATTGTATCTTCGGTGATTTCAAAGACATCAAGAATGTAACGATTTTTGTTGGACTGATGCGTCGTTACTCTGGATGATGATGTTGTTCTTCTCATCGCGTTCTGCCTTTCTGATAAAATCCAAATCACCATTTGCTTTGAGCTTTTCCCACTCACTGATACGATGATCTTTTAGGACTTCAAAATAAACAATGATGAAAGAACCCACTACTTGCGTATGGACAAGATATTCCATCCATTCACATTCTTCATCCAACACAGTTTCAATCACATAGAAGTTCTCAATATTGTTTAACAACTTAAAAACAAGCTTGTTGATGTATTCCTCGTGATCTTCGATCTTGTCTTTAAAAAGATTCTTTTGTAAGAAAACATAATCTTTGTGATTGTTAGTCTCGTTCATTGTCACAGAAGCGATACGGTGCAAGACAGCGTAGTGAACCAACGTCTTGATAACATCAATTGTATTACTTTCATCTTTTACATTACGTTTTAATCTTAAAAGATTTTTGTCTTTTAATTCATTATAAACAGAAAGAAGTAAATCATCGATTTGATAATTTAACACGCACTTTAATTTCTTATTTTGCATCTTAATTCCCGTTTGTTATTTGACTATACACATGATAAACACCTCAAGTAAAAATACACATGAGGATATGCCATTTAAACGTGTGTATAGCCTCGTAGAGAACTTTTATTCAAAAGTAGGTAACAAACTACCTCTTTTATTTTGAACCCGTCATAACACCAACAACAAACTAATCGTTTTTATATTTCTGCGTAAAGCCGTTAGCATAATCACGACCACGATAGAAATAAACATTGTGCATGTGTGAAGACAAAGGGCGCTGGTCAAACATAAAGTCGACAATGGAATTGCTACAAACAATCCGTCCAAGAAGCGTCATATAAAAATTAATAAAATTAGGTTCAACATGGACTTCTATATTTTTGTTTTCCGATGAAAGAATTTTCTTAGCGGTATCATGTATGTTAGCCAAATATAACATTGTACCAAGCAAGGGAATATTTTTGATACAAATAGATTCTTTACCATCTTTGTCAATATAACGGAAAGATTGTTCGCTGGATATGACTGTGTCACTTGTTCCAAGAAACAACATCAGTTGCGCGTGGTCAATAAGACCAGGAACTTGTTTCATGTCATCCAGTTCTCCACGGAAAACATCTTTGGAAAATGGGGAAACATAACTGTTGATGTATTCAATTGGATCATCGATTTCCAGATTCAAGTAAATCAATCCGAATGAAATACTTGAGATAGGTTCAGAGTGATTAATTTTGTCTTTTATACTGAATTCGTAACCGTTATAAAAATCAGACCAACGTGTAACGCCAAACCAGCGATCGAGGATGTCTAAGTCTTTGGAACCCAGTAAAGTAAAAGGTGCTTCAGTTGATTTCATTATTTTGTTTCCTTATAGATAGTAAACGACAACCTTTAATTGTGTCGTTGTTTGTTGGATGATGTTACGAACAATATTCCAATCACCGGTTGCTTTTCCACAACCAATCATGGGAATACCTAAAATCATATCAGGATAATCCCGATTTAGAATACGGAAGCATTCTTGGATAGCGTCGTAGTCGCAGACCACTTCCTTTTTATGCCGCCTTTTTCTTAACTGGGTGTAAAGATTAAACACAGTGCCAGTTCTTCTACCTAACTTAACCTTAGCCAAATTAGGACTTTCAAAGAAAGAGTAAGTACCTAACTTCTGGAATTTACGATAAAAATAATCGTCGTACAATCTGTCGGCTTCATACACACCGAGAATACGTGCATTAATCTCCTTAGCAATACCAGCACCCATTTCAGTGAAGCAATTACAACCATGGGCAATGTCAGTGATTGTTAAATTATTCGGATCAAGGAAAGCTGAAACCAGATTCCCTTTAACCATTTTGATAATGGGCATTTGCTAGACTCGAACTTTTTTATATGTTAATCTTTGGCGATAAACAACGATGGATCCAAGTCTCATTTCTAAAACATATTCTTAGAATAAAACTCTTGGTTGATTCCTTCAATTGCTAAACGGATGTTCTCGGCATGACATCTTCTTGGATAGCACCAGCACTCCAAAGCCAACTCTCCGCCATGGCGAACATATTCCGCCAATCTCTGTAACTCTTGATATATTCTTTCTTTTTTGGCATACTCTGCACGCAAGTACGTCATATGCTTATCTACTATTTGGTCTCGATTACTTTCATCGAATAATACGTCGGGGTTCTCCAATATAGAAGGTCGTCCCACATAGACAACCATAGGTTCACCAACAGGAGGTTTACTGCCAGCATGTCTATTTGTTATTTGGATCATTTTAAAAAATAACGGCATAAAAAATAAAACGAGGAAATACCCACTTAATATGAGAATCAATACTAAGAAGGTATTTCCTGTTATTTAGGGAAGTCAAGGGCTTTATGCGTTAACGCTCGCACCAAGACTTTTACTGCTTATCGTCACATCTACTCTGTCGTGCAGTTCACATTTTCCCTGGCATAGTCCGGATGCCACACCATCAACGATATCTCGTTGCATGTGTGATTCGCCGCGCTTGGCGTAATGTCTTCTTGCTGTTGAGTACACCTTACTAAAGGTGGGTTATAAATGACTTAAATCACTTCAATTTAAGAATGTTCAAAAACACGCCATCAATGTTGGATATACGTGCCCAGGTGCAAACCCCTTAAGCTTGTCTGGGCAAGTCCTTTCTATAGACAATAGAATCGAAAACATTTCAAATAGTACGAGAGCAAAAGAGTATGGTGTTATCGATTTGCGATAACACCAACTGACCAGTGTGCAACATTCAAACTGTTTGATCACAATACTACTATTAATGTCTTCGATTAAAGGTTTATGAAAAACAGAACCGAGTAGTCCAACAACGATAACAATCCTTGTTAAAGTATTGCCAATCATTGAATTCCTATCAAAATTAACAAATTGTTACTGTTTCACAAGATGTCAACTCTGGTAAAAAGTTACAGGACTAATCCAGTTTCATCATCGAAACCGTCTTCTTTCGTAGAACGAATCGAGTCAACAACGATCGAATGTGTATCACGATTCAAGTCTTCGACGATCTTTTCCAGTTCTTTTGTTACACGAACCATGTAACCAGTATGGAAAGAGATATGCATAGTCGAGCCACCGAGCGCCGTTTTACTTGAATCTTCTGATTCGTAACCAAATGTCTGGTAAGCAGTCATTGAGTTAGGATAAGCCGACACTTTGCCGTATTCGCCGAAACAGATCGAAGACGCAATACGTCCATGACTATCGATTTCTTCTGCTGCATCTTCTGGCGTCAAGCCCATCGACACTTTAGCGAAAATCAGATCAGGAGCAAATGGAGCAGATCGGTTGTAGTTGATCCAGTTTTCTACGTCCATGTGATCAAGTTCAGCGTGATGTGTACTGAACGCAAACATCAGGCAAGCCAGGTGTTTCAACAAATTGGTGTCGATGTCTTCACGATGACGTTCATCTTGCTGTTCAAAGTAAAAGACCGGCAGAGGACGTTTGTACTCTTGGGCATAACCCATGTACGATTTCAATGTACGGAAAGTGTTGTTGATATGTTTCGCAATATCACGAGCACCAACCATGACAATGAAAACATTTTCGCCACGTGCCAGCATTTCTTTTGCCAACAGCGCTGCGATAACAGAACCAGAACCACCGCCACCTGAATGAATCAGTACGTTAAAGTCACCGCAAGGATTCTTCTGCAAAATGTCTTTAGTGTACTTAGCGAAGATCTTCGCATTCTCGGCACGGATACCACCAGAGCCACGTAGGGTGTTATCGCCAGATGTATCGGGGAACTCGTACACATCAGCTTCGAGCTTCTTGGTATTGGCATCACTAGAATCGATGTAGACAATTTTTGGTGCAACATGAAATTCACTTTGTTTCTTGTCCATGGCGCTTGCCATGCTCGCCAGACGACGACCTTGATTAACACCTGTACCACCACAGCAGTAAGCGACCATTCTTGCTTTTTCCATATTGTTTCTCCCTTGTATGGAACTTGATAGAAATATGTGAATGATTTCACATACCATGATTTTTGGTATTAAAAAATACCAGAGATTTTTAAGATAACTTGTTAAACACTCTTATTCTTGTTCAATTACTTCAAACATTAAAAGACATTTGCTCCACATACCCGATGAGTTTAATCCACAAAAAGCAAGATTTTTCAAAAACTCGCAACAAGTGATTTTTTCATCCGCTAAACTTCGAAAAGCTTCAACCGACACAGTCAATTCTTCCCCGGCCGGATTTCCTTTACTTATTAATGCATCAATTTTTCTTTTGATGTAATTGTTTAACGCAGTATCGAGTTTTAAGTATAACTCGATATCAACATAACCTTTGTAAATATATTGTATTTTTTTACTACCAAGAATATTTACTTCTGGTTTTTGCATTTTCGACATTAAATCTACGAACGTGATAACATCAACTTTAATGCTGATATTTGGTTTAAACAGTCCGTCGTCATTGATAATCCAAAGTTTAAATTCAGGATTATTAAAATTTAATATTACAGATTCTTTCCATCTCGGCTTATCTGGATTGTTATTGATGGACGTGGATTCAGACCAAACTGGTGGAATTAGATTTGTTATATCTGCCAGCGGCGGTGGTATTTCTTCCGTAGATTGGCCTTCGGTCAATTTATCATTCATTTTCATGTTTCTTTCAACCTGAGATGTATTCAATGAAAAAATCTTCATTGTTGATTCGTTTCTTTAATTTGCAAAGCAATAGACTTCGAAGATTAAAGAATTGGGCTTTAATTGGATCTGGTTCGAACATGCAGAGGAAATCATATATCTTCTTCGCGTTGTCTGGTTTAATAATTGTCCTTAAACCAGATCCATTTTTTGAGACTTTGGATAGGTAGTTTTCTCCGTTGATCAGTCGATCAACTTCATCAGGAATTTTGGATGAAAGATAAACTACCTCGGCACCATCGTCGTTGATACACATCAATTTTAAATAGGCGGCCATTTGTTAACCTTGTTATTGATAAGTGTACTTAAAATAAAGCGTGTGCTTTTCGGATAAGCTTAAATACTCCGTGCAGATTTTCAACGCATTGGAATAACTTTCCAAGTTTTCCAAATCGTTTTTTCTACTTTGATGATCATCAAAGTTTAATGTGTTTGCAATTTTCCCAGACAATTTACATACCAACTCTGAGAAACATTCTATCAGCAAGAAAATTTTCTTCCTATCAACTAAGTATTTCTCAAAAGAAACGATGTCTAAATCCACGATCGCTGAATGTGTGGTTTTAGAATAAAATAATTTTTCCGGTAACACAAAGTCGAGAGATTTTAAATCGACTTTATTAACGAGCGTTATTTTCATCACCCAATGATTATTGACTTCCCGAATATCATCGCGCTCTATCCCAATAATACAGGATTTAATAATCCCATATCCTGTTACAGGTGTTGGTTTAACCATTATATCAACAATAGAAACTTGGTCTGATTGAAGTGTATTTACTTTTTCTTGACTGTCGTTGACTGCGTTTACATCTGGTGTAGTAGAGATACTCATTTTACATTTCCTTTTATAAAAGATTGGTCTTTTGTTTCTTGATTGAATAGAAGCGATTCTGTTTCAAACGCTTCTTTAGAAATTCTATGTGTTATTTCATTTATATACGGAGTCTTCATGTCTGCCCCTATTTCAAAAGCATTGGATGAAGTCCGTGCTAGAATTCCTAAAGAAATCCTCGATGATGTGTTTGTTACTCCAAATAAACAATGGCGTTACAAACCAACATCTTTAGAAGAAGCTATCTTGATCGAAGTGATCAGACCTCGCGTACTGGTTGATTGCGGATTACAAAGTGGGCAAGAAATTAATATCTGTTTGAGTGGGTTACCTTTCATTAAGCCTGACGAATTAACTTATGTGTACACCGTCCCAAAAACCCTCACAGAAGGAAGAACTATTACTTCTGTATTGGCAATGACCTATAACAACCCTGCCGCATTATCTGTTTCTGCGTTAGGGACATACTCGGGCCAAGGACAAACTATGCATCTCGCTTCAGCTGCAATGATGGCGCATTCACCGATTCCAATGGTGTCGAATGCAAGGATACGAATATTAGGCGAAAACGTATTAGCAGTGACAGATGAATATACCGTATTTACAGATCGTTATCTTCGGTGTATTGTTTCTTACGATGATAACATGAGTGGTATTCCAGCTGGTGCTGTTCCTTACTTTGCTGATTTAGCAGTCTTGGCAGTGAAAGCTTATATCTACAACAAGTTGATTATTGGAATAGATATCGCCAAACTGTATGGTGGTCAGGATATAGGACGATACAAAGACATCGTTGAAAGCTATGCAGACGCAGATGAGTTGTACCGCACTACTTTAGAAGAGAAATGGGCAAAGGTAGGTAACATGTCTGATAAAGTATTCATGAACAGGTTATTCCGTTTGATGATCGGTGGGAACCGGTAATAGGCAACCATCGTGATGTGAACTGACACTGGCCACTTCTTTCACATCACGATTAAATGTCTTGACTGCATTTAAGGCATCGTTAATATCGCGACCACCTGTGATTAATGATTTTTCGTCATTAAATTCCACAAGGTAGTAAGAAAGTGGTACGACCTTACCTTCAAGTAGATTGTCGGCGATCTCTGTTAGATCGTAAAGCTTTGCAGCACGATGTTGATACATCAAACTTAAGATACATGCTTCTGCGGGCATGATCTTGCGGAGCTTGGCAATCTTCTCTTTTAATTTTCGTATCTTAGGGCCACGAAATAGTGATCCAATTTTGTATTGACTCATTTTGTTTTCCTTGATAATAAAGTTTAGAAATGTAGAAAGATTTACTCTACACAAGGATGATATATTACTGGAAAAATATGGAATCGTTTTAATTAGTCATGTCTATGATGTGACACAATTCTTTTATGGAGTGACAAATGCGTATTCTTAAACTCGCAATCGAACAGCAGAACGACGAACAATCTGATGAAATCATTTTACAAGGTCCTTTAGCGGATGTTTATTCAGAAGCTTTACAAAAAGCATTATCAACTGATAATCCCACGACCACAGAAGTAGCCACCGAAAGTCAAGAGATAGACGTGAACCTACTTGGCAAGATCGGAAGTATGTTGGTTAATAGCTCCACAGAGTACGATGCACCAAACGTAGTAAAAGCGTACTGCGCACCAAACAACCCAAGCGGCGAAGTTGTTGTTGACTGTGTACAAGAAATCAAAAAGATGACAGAAATTGACAACCCAGAAGAAGGTCGTAATTATTCTTTTGCCGTCATCCTGCCGGTGATCGACAACGTGCCTAATGCTGCAACAGGAATTAACGGGATTAATAATCCTGACGGCACACTGGCTATTGAGAACTATGTTTCTTCTATGGGTATTCCTGTTTATCGTGGTTTTAATAGTTTCCTTCAAAGCCGATTATAATCTATTAAGAGAAGATGGGCTTTCCATCTTCTCTTATGTCTGTTAAGGTAAAGATATGTCAGATTACATAGCAAAAGTCTTTGAAGAGATTCAACCCGGATTCGTTGTCGATGAGGCGTTGTTTAAAAGACTTCGTGAGTACAATACATCGTTTGTTAATAAGAACGAAGACCACTCAGATTTCTTTGGTGGCTGTTTAACAGGTGTTCACATTGTCCGGTTCAATAAATCGGATGAGGAGAAATGGTTTAATGAAATCGTTGAAATTGATGAATCAGATTTGAATGCGAAATTATTAGCAACTCCAGTAGTCAATGAAGACCATAACGTGGCCAGCGATCCAATGAATCACACGTGTATCTGGTTAGCGCACATGATCTCAAAATCGCATTTATCAGAAGAAAAGAAAAAAGAAGGGATGGCGATTTGTTTCTTGGTATTGCAATACAAGTTTCTAACAAGTCGACTCTTCCGTCATTTTCAATTCCCCGCTAATCGTGCAACAGCAGAAGCAACATACGCCGCTTTATCTAAACGGTTCATGCTGAAGAAATTGGGCAGCTGGATGGCAGTGTTAAAAGAAAGGGCGGATGATATCGTTACTGGTATTCATAGCAAAACAATCCGTGATTTTAAACCAGATGCAGCAATTCTTTATATCCTTTCAGATACACAAACAAGAACACGTAAAATGTTGTTAGAGATCTATGATGTGTTTATTAACGTGCATCGTCAAGGTACAAGGATCGTGACAACAGAAGCTACTTTCGTACATGAAGGTGAAGAGATGCTTCGTGATATGGATAAGAAAGCGTTGAGCTATGAACGTTACTTGACTTCTATTTTAAGTGATGATAAATCTTTTATTCGTGAAGAGTTGGTTGTGATCATTGAAAAGACGATGCCGACCATGTCTCCTCGTTTATTCCGTGATACCTTATTGTGGATATCTAAAAACTATCAACAAAAAGGGACTGGTTTAATAGATGAAGTGATACAAGAGACGATCATCCATAGTCTTGACTATTTCAATCATCATCGCGATGTCATCCGTAAGACGAACGATCTACCATTGATCTTAACTAAGTTACGTGGTGTTTACACAAGCTCTCGTAACGAAGAATCGAATCTATTGCAGTTAAGAGAGAAGTGCGAGAAATTAGTGAAGCAAGCAACGAACATTAAAAGTGATGCTTTGATCTCCAGTGTTCGTACTGGTTTGTTACTCTACTTTGTTTTACGTGCACTTACCATGAACGCTTACATGTAAAACAGCATAAAGACGAGACTGATTTTATTCAGTCTCGTTCTATGCCGCGTTAAAAGAATCGGGAAGGTCGTTGGTTATAGAAGGAATTTCTCCCGCCTTGATAAGAGTTACCAAGTAACGAAGGTCTTTCCTTACCGAGTTTAAGATTTAAAGTATCAATCTTAACGTCATCAATTTCCAACAGATCATCAACAGTTGTAGTTCTGTAAGCGCCACGTTGTCCGTAGTTGTGGTTCTTATAGTTCTGTTCTGTTTGTCTAGATCTTCGTTGGTTATCCAAATTCTTCAAGAGTTCATCCACAGTTCTAGCATCATGTAGTTTCTTCTCAATACGCATATCGAGTTGAGTCAACCTTTGCCGAATCTTTGTCTTAATCCAGAAGTCTTCGATTTCACCGTACTCATCACAAAGACGTTTAAACTCTTCTTTGTATTCCGCCTGTTCTTCATCCTCTATTTCGATCTCTTCTCCATCTTCATTCAACAATCGTACTTTTCTCATCGTACCATCAATCCCATAGAACGTTAAGTTAGTACCACGTTGAATAAACCAATGGGCAATCAACCAAGCAATGACCAAATCATCATGTCCATCTTTAGGATGGTCAATCCGTCCGTTCTTCATCACCAGAGCAAGTAACTGACCAATCAATTGATCGTCATAAACAACATCTGCTGCATTCATGGCCGCATTGTTAAAGATCGTACCATACAACTCTTTACGGCTGTTTAAACCACCGCCGGAAGTAGCAAATCCGAACAAATCTTTATTATCCTCGTAGAAGCCTTCAGGACGGGCACCAAGAGGTTTATGCAACATTGTCCATTCTCTACTACCTGGTTGAGCATCTTGCACCATGCGGTTGTATATACGACGGAATGGATCAACACCATTTTTCATCAAAATCGTTGCAACGGCATCCAGAATAGCAATACCAGTAGAACGACGTTCAATGACCAAAGTGGTATTCGGATGATTGAGTAAGAAGTTACCCAGCCAGACCATATAGGTTACAAGGTTCGTCTCATTGATCATTGATACACCAACAGTTTCAAGTGTATCTACATCAATAATGACAAACCCAATAGCATCGCGTCCCATGGCTTCACTGGTGTCATTCCCAATAATGAATTTACCATTCCTTAACCGTTCTTCACGTTCTTCTTTAGGAATACTCCAACGAACAATATAACCAGATTGACGATCAAGATCAACATCCAAATCATCTCGTTGTGAATTCTTAATACGATTGATAACGTCGAAATGTAAAGGATGCGTCGTGCTACCATTTGTCCAACGGTTAAAGAAGTCACGATCATTGGCTTGATCATTTTGTCCAATATCTTTAATCGTGTTGTACAACCATTCGTCTGTAAAACCTAATTGTCGATGACTGAAAATACCACGAATCCGAACAACGTCATTACTCGAAGATTTACGAACCATATTCTGGAGTTCTTCTTTGTTTTGACAATCATAGAAATTCTCAGTCCATGGGGCAGATTCCATTAAACGGTTATGCGCCCACTTCCCTTCTTCATCATCTAACTTACCGGCGGTGGTCGTGAAGACGACACCGTAATAAGAACCAGCTTTCTTAGCACGTCGAACAACAGCACCCATCGAACCGAGTGCTGAACCGACAGAAGCTTCAGCATTTTGATGATAAGGAACCTCATCAACTAACACAATAGGGCTAGACAAACCACGACCTTGTTTCAACGCTAATTTGAAAGATGATTGTGCTACATACACTTTCAAGATATTGTTCATTGATTTGACAGACAAGTCAGTCAAGTTGTTTGTATCATTTTTATCACGTTGACGGAGATAATCAGGAAGTTCATCCATCATGTCTTTTAAACGTCTGATGTTCTCTGCCCGCAAGGTATCATCTTTTGTCATGATACTGAACACCGTATTTTCAGTACCGATGTTCATCAACAATTCTAACAACAAGTCAATCGCAAAAGACTTCCCTGTCTGCCGTGGCTGAATCGAAAATGTTTGAACATTACAAAAGAAACACCACCAGATAAAAATGTTACCGCGATTAGCCATCACGAAGTCAGCTTTATCACCAGCCTGAGCTTGTGTCCGAGCCACTTCTCGAAAAAAATACCAAGGATTAACACGGCACTCGCAGTTGATTAAGAATTTCTCTTCTCTTGTTAAATTCGGAGAATGTGGATCAATAAACTCCAAAGCTGGGTTAATCAATGCCAACATAAAGGCATGATTCTTAATACCAGCTTTCTTTAACTTTGCTGCAAACTCAACCCAAGAACGATTAGCAGAACTAACATGTACGATCGCTGTAGCGTTCTCTGGTTTGTGCCAGTCTTCTTCAAATAAAATCATAAAAAACTACTTTCTTCAAAAGGGCATAGGTGAGGATGTGGGTTTCCCCACATCCTCTCTAGGCTATGAACCAATCGATTGATAAACAGGTAAACCAGCAACACTTAACTGTGCATCGTTATCAGCCAATTTCTGGATGAACTTGATATACAGTGTACTGTTGTTTGGTATGGTTTCTGCTACAGTCAATGTTTGATTCCATTGCGCAATAGGGAACTCATACTCATTACTTGCTGTAACTATCTTGAAAGTATCAGGAGCAGGTGCAACACCAGGTTCTTTGTTAGGATTAAACAAAGGTTGTGTGTTGTAATACAAAGCTGCCAGCCATTCTTCTTTCGTGCTGAACCCGTTCGTTAAATTAACACGATTCAGATTCTGATTCACAAATGTCACGGCAGCTGACAAACCAACGCCGTAAGTGGAAGGTGAATTTGGTAAGAAGTTAATCTTCCAATTAGAAGTTCTTGCTGTACCTGGGGCTAACAGGGTGATGTTTTCTACTTGAGTATAAACATAATCCGGCATCGCTCCATTCACATCACGTAAGTTCAACGAGACACTTAACGTTTGTTGCATGCCATAAGCTGTAGGACTAAAGCCTGGCATGGAAGCGTTGTAATAGACAAACGGCGTTACATCGTAAGCAATATCCCGTTTCAGTGAGTACAAGAACCAACGCAGTTTGTAACCCGAAGTGGCGTCTATCCAAACAGGATAACCAAACAACCGCATGCTGTAACTTGGGTCGTAAGCAAGCGTTGTTCCTTTGTAGACTTCTAAGAAGAACTTACCGTAACCATTTTCTCCTGTGCCGTAAGCGTATTCTCCAGGAGCCAAGTTATAAGTCACCGTGATTGGGAACTGTTGAAAATTAGCCATACCAGGGATAGTAGAAACATAATCATCCAATCCTTCTACAATGACACGGCTACCATCAATCGGTAACAAGATCGTACTGCCGTCGCTGTAATACACACGCAACATCAAATTCAATCCATTTTTATTGACATTGATTGGGAACACAATCAATTTAGGATCGGCACTTGATAAGAACGACGTTTCCAATGCGATTTTCATCACATACTTGGTGGAAGCATCTGGTGTGCGAATAAAGTCTGTGTTGTAAGCCAACATTTGTTGGATACGAGTTGGTTGCCCGTTCGTCCCATAGGTGACCAATGTCAACACTTGGTTATCCGGTATAGTTTCGGTCGTGTTACAAGTCTTCACTACCTTGGCCATTGGATTACCAGCATTGTCAGCTTCGATTGTTTCCAGTGGAATCTCGTTACTGATTAGATTACCGGATGTGTCATAAAGACAACTGATTACTTTACCTGCTGTTTTTGATAGGTTAATACCTAAGAAAATCATTGCTTTTTGTGATTCAGAACCACGAATAAAGAAACGATTATCGACTGTCACTAAAGCTGGTATCACAGAGTTATCGATAAAGCAGCGATAGTTCTCAGCAGCATTACCAGCTGCGATGGCAGTCAGAACATCAGTACTGTCAAAACCACTGGTTGGTACGTTGTTGATAGGGGACAACGTTGATAAACCGGTGGTTAAATCAACTGCGATCACCTTAAACCATTGATCGGTTTCAGGATTCACAACATAATCGTTTAACTTCGGGATATAACGAGCATTACCAACTTCGCCAAAGAAGATATCTCCAATACCCCAAACACGCCAAGGTTCCTTGCTTAAGTAAACTGGCGCAATGCCATCCAACGTACCAGTTGGCATCGTTCCAAATGGTGTCACCACTGGCGAACCGTTAGTATTATCAGCCATGCTGACTCCTTATGTAACAATTGTGATAAATGACGTAATATCAATGTACCCTTTTAAGTATATCTGAATCACGCGATTCAAAAACTTATATTGGTAAACATCAATAGTAACAGGACCATTCTGAATGAAGGGATCGACGTAGGTGTAAGTCGCATCTACTTTTGAAGTAGGATCATTCAGATGTGTACGATAAAGTGGATCGTATTTTAACAGATACTCATAACGAGTACATGTAGTACGAACATCTTGATCAGTGTAGTATTGCTTGAGATAAGCAGGATATAAATCACCGAGTGTTAAATCAGTGATAATCGCCGATAAGAAAGGTGTGTATAGTTTCCAAAGACCCGGAAGAACATTAACACCTATTGGATCTGGTTGAGGCATGTATTGCGACATGTAATCAGATACTGCTTTATCAATCACCCTTGATGATTTTCTGAACTCGTAAGAATCTGAGTCAATGTATGTTTTCATTGGCACCATCGAATCTTTGACCTGATACGGCATTCCATTCACTGGTAAAGCACCGGGAATGAACTGATTCGTTTCAGAGAAAACGAGATCTCGAACATCTTTAAAGCTACCACCAGCAGTAATCCGCATGACACGGTCATCTCGAATATTAAACTGTTTGTTCTCTGATATTAATCCATGGTTGATGTAACCCACATCTTCCTGTGGCTCGCGTCCTAATTGATGATCACAGAAACCCGAGAACCGAACATTGATTCGTTGTGATAATGTTGTTGCTGGCTGATTCAAGAACTGTTTACCAATGATGACAATTTCAGGGAAGTTGACAAAGTAATCAATATTCTCAATCAATGGATAACCATTTAAATGAAGATCTAAATCACCCATGGGGATTTGCATGACCCAAGTGGTATTCTCTCCATTCCGAAGCATGTTCTGATTTAAACTAAAACGAAGAACACCTTCTTGTGGTAACACATCAACATCATAACACAGACTATTTCTATTACTCCGAACACAGGTATAATAAACAGTTTGATCAAGCAACCATGTCAGCATGTTTGTGTTAGGGTCAACGGAGTATAACGATGAACCGGTCACATCTTGCCAAATGTTGTCTGGTGCACCATTCAGATAACCACACAAATACATTCGGTATTCAAGCCCTGTATTCAGCACTTGTGTTTTCTGGTTGTAAACATCATCCAGATCAAGCGTACCATAACCTTTGATCATGTCTACTTTAACACAGGCTGGGTTAAGAGGAACGTAGTTCGTTGTTAAACGACTTGGTCTCCAGTCTAAAAGAACACCGTTTATATCGTATTCAAAGAAAGTGGCAAAGGTTTGATAGGCCAAAGGAACATCAGCTGCCGTAACGCCATTCAATGGTTGAACAATAGAAGGAGTCAAACCAATCAAACGACTAATAGCATTGTACCCATATGCCTCTTTAACAACAGAACGGGTGATATCCTTGATCTGGGAACGCATGATCAATGTGTAAGCAGACTTTTCAAGAACATCTGCTCTCCAGTTACTTAAGTTTGAGTTCACACCCAATAAAGCTTCTCGAATATTTACTTCAGGTAACTTGTACAATTCTTTAATCCGATTGGCTTCATTGATTAAAGGACGATTGTAACCACTCTTACGATAGTGCACACGTAAAAATAAAGTGTCCGTTGAAACAAATCCAGTAGCACTATTCAAGTAAGCGTTGACCTGTTGAGTCAAGATACTGTAATCCCGGTGTGTGACCATCCTTAAAGCATCTTCTGTATTTCGGTGATAATAAACACCTGTGTAACTATTGTTCAATCCGGGAGTCAATAAGAAGAAATCCAAATCGTCTTCGTAATCAATCGTGCCATCATCGGGACCGGTATGATGAAGAAGATATTTTGATTTATTATCCAACAAAGAGTTAAACGTATCCAAGTCTTTGATAGGGTAATCTCTGACAGCATAAATACTACCATCATAAACAAACTCCACAACATCACCAATTTTAGTGTTCAGTAAGTTGATCGTGTTTGTTCTCTTCCCATTCACGAAGCAAGAGACAACACCTTTTAAAGCGCTGTATTGATTCACTTTGTTTTGTAATGCCACGATGTCATTTGCAGAGTTCATTACACCACCATCGGTGTAAATCAAGTCATTGATGGGATCTGTAGCAGATCCATTGTAATAAGCATTACTGTAAAGACGAATATATACATCGTCATGATCAAAGTCAAAGTTCAACTTTGGTTGTTCTTTGATAGCAACAATAATGTTACCATCTGGATTAATCCGATAGTACACCTGTGAACGTGGAAGTTCTATTCCATTGACTGTGTAGATATCTGCATAAACACCCGTTCTTTCTTGGTTCATGCAATCGGCAAAACTAATCCATTCATTTCCCAGATTCAATAGTCCTAAGAAATAAGAACCAATACGACCAATCTGATAAACATTGTAACGTTCATTCTTGGTAGGTAGCTGATAGTTCCTCATGAGCACAACGATGTTATTCCACACACCGTACAGCCCATTGAGCTTGGCTAACTTAAAGATGACTTCACGATCTTGACCAGGTGTACACCAGGTATGTCGGATCGCATGTGTACGTAAGTAATCATACATGTTGTATCATCCAAAAAAAAAAATAGTGGGGAGACTTCCCCCACTTGAAGTTTTATCTGCTCATCATCAAACCGACTGAGCGCATAATCACATCGAGTCCAGAAGACTTAATAGTCCGTTCTGCTACTTTTGTTAACACTGTGTTAGCGTAAGAACGTTCAGAACCTGCCATGAATAACAGGGCAGCAAAGGTAGGAGGGAATTCCAAGGCGACCGGGATAATCTGTTTGACATTCGGATGGAACCAAGCAGAACTGGTCACACTGTAAATGATCCGTGCATCAAGATCTTTTAAACGTGGTGTTCCAACGATATCCGCAGCTAACTTACAAAAGCTATTGATATCTTTCAGAACATGATCTTGGTCATGCAAGTTCTGTACCAGTTCCATAATGTCTAATACATCGCCAACATTCGCACGTAAGTTGTGTGCGATCTTGGGTGCTAACATATTACGTTCATGTTGTCCAGGCAAATCGACACTATCGTTATTTAAAATGTAGTAGTAATAGGCCGCGTAAATAAACAGGCGATACTGGTCGCGAGGATCAAGTGTGTAACGGTGAGCAATCTGTTGGCTTAACCAAGAAGCATACACCATTGATAACAATCCAGTGATACCATCTAACGTTTTACCACCATGGTTAGCCCATTGCAAAGACAACGAAGCATTCACCGTGCCGAAGATATATTCACCACGACTAGACACCTTCAATTGGCCATTGCGATCTTGTCCAATATAGGGACGTTGATCAACGGCGATATAATAACCATCATTATGTGACAAACTCAGATCAGATTGCTGAGTGGTGTATTTTTTTACCTGTGCGACATCGATTAAGATTGGCTGGGTAAAGTTAGGGATACCATCCGAATCTGTACCTGCGATTTGGATGACACCGGATGGATATTTAGCAATTTCTTGGAAAGGGTAGGTAGGCCATCCATTATTTTTAATAATATATTCGATAATTGCAGACAGGGTATTATCTTTGATATGCCCTGCCATTGCAGTCGTTTCATATGCGGATTTGAAGATCATTTTCGTACTCTCTAAAATGAGTAAAAGTTGTAACTCATGGTTTAAAAAGGAAGTGAAAAGTACAATTTAATTTTATGCTTAAAAAATTGTTTTTTTCGAAGCGGTTTCTATGGTACACCATCAAAGATTACTATGATGATGCACATATCTGAAATCATACCATTCGTCATCATCGATTAACCTAAGGAAAAATGTATGATAACTCAAGCTATCAACGCCGCACCACAGGTCATCGGTCTTGGTATTGACGACCAATCAATACCACCACCGATTGTCACTCCTGAAGCGCGTCCCACTCACCTTGCGCACACGTTCTTCTATGCGCAAACTGGCCCTACTGATATCATCATGTCTGGCGGTTCAGATTTGATGAACACATATGGCTCCGATACATTCGATGCTCGGAAAAAATGGTTCAATCACCAAACAAAACTGGTACAGTCGATCCTGAAACAAGGCAACGTTGTAATGTCTCAACGTGTTGTTCCTGATGATGCCCCGCCACCTGCTACACTTCGTATTTCGCTGGACGTTCTGGAAACAGGGATTACGCAGTATCAACGTAATGAAGATGGTTCTTTTGTTACAGATCAAGCTGGCGCTAAAGTACCTGTTACCGGCGCTACAACATCTCTGGCTGGTTTCCAAACACGCTTTGTTGTGACTGCTATTCCAGTGGATCAAGCAACCAGTGTTAGCACTTTTGGTGTTGGTGAAATCACTGCTGGTTTCCAAACCGATGGTGTGTTGAATAACACATCTAAATTGTACCCAATCATCGACTTGAACACTTCGTTCATTGGTGAATACGGTAACAACGCTGGTATTCGTTTGTGGGCTCCTACAACGAAAACAGTGATCGGCATGGATTCTCGTCTGTTGAAAGATCCAAAAGTCTATCCGTACTACATCTCAGTTGTTCGTCGTCCTGATGCAAGCTCTACTCCTACTTTGGTGAAAACCATGTACGGTGAAACCTACATCCCGATCTCGTTCAAAGAAGGTTCTATCGATCCTAACTCTGATAGCCTGTTGTTCATGGGCGACAAGTTCTTGGATGCTTATCGTGATCTGGATACTGCTAACGCGACTCCTATCTACGGTGACTTCGGTGGTTGTCATGTATACACTGAAAACATTGAAACACTGCTGAACAAGTTCTATACAGCGGAAGTTGCATCGAACCCTTCGTTCAGTGATTTCAAAGGCTCACCTGATGAACATCACCTGTTTAATTTCATCGGCGGTGTAACATCGAACGGTGTTCCTTACAATACGTACCAGTTCACAGTTGGTGATGCCACCACAGTTCGTTTGACTCCTTCTGTCAACATCTTCGCCTCAGGCGGTGGTGATGGTACGATGAACGATGCAAATTTTGCTAAGTTGGTATCGAAAGAAGTGAAACGTTACGCAGATCCAACAGATGTGATTCAAGATGATGCGCAATACCCACAATCAATTATTTACGATAGTGGTTTCCCACTGGCGACTAAATACGACATGATCCAAGTGATCTCGTTGCGTAAAGATACCGCGATTGTGCTCAGTACCTTTGACACATCTGGCCCACCATTGTCTGCTTCTAGTGAAGCTTCTCTGGCTGTTGCTTTGCGTACACGTTTGCAAATGTATCCTGAATCCGAATATTTCGGTACAGGTGTTGCTCGTGGTATGATCCAAGGTCGCTGTGGTAAATTGATTTCTGATCAATACCGTGGCTATTTGCCTCTGACTATTGAAGTGGCTTCTAAATCAGCAGCTTACATGGGTGCTGGTACAGGTATCTGGAAAACATCATTTAACTTTGATCATGGTGAAAATGCAAAAATCACTATGTTTAAAAATGTTAACGTGACATGGACACCTGTTGCTGCTCGTCAGATCGACTGGTCTAACGGTTTGAACTGGGTTATGCATTTCGACCGTCGTACTTTGTGCTTCCCTGCAATGCGCTCGATCTATCAGTACGATAAATCAGTGTTGACAAGTTGGTTCACAGTGCTGGCTTGTGTTGAGTTGCAAAAACTCGGTATGCAAATCCATCGTGAGTTCCAAGGTGTTTCTTCCATGACAAATCTTCAGCTGAAAGAAGCTGTTGAGAAATCTGCAAAAGAAAAAATCCTCGGTAAGTTCGATAGTCGTTTCCGCATTGAGCCTGAAGTCATTTTCACTAATGCTGACTTGAACAATGGTTACAGCTGGACGTTGTATTGGAACCTCTATGCACCGAACATGAAAACAGTTATGCAGTTGGCTGTTATTGCTCGTCGCTTGGACAGTTTGCAAACGAACGCTGGTTAAACTCCGGTCAAATACTCCGGTAGAAGCTTACCGGAGTAAACGAATAATGTAATTCATTTTTTAAGGAAAAGTATTATGGCAAGACTCACTGATACGATTTTGTCACAAAACAGTTATGCACCAAATATTGCTCCAATGGTGAATCCTGTTTATGGTGGACAGAATGGTTACGATCTCGCCCTGACGGAATGGGTCTCAGCTGCGCAGTATGTACCGCGCAATCTGATCCCTATCTTGATGGAAGCTCCCAAGGCATACGACTTGATGCCCAATGGTAACGTACTGAAATCTTCACTGAAAGCAATCCTTGAATTGGCTCCATTGTCAATTGATGGTTTAAACGCGACACTGACAGTAGACTTTGGTACAAATGCGGTTGGTGGCGCTGGTCAGCAAATGCACGATATCCAAAACGTAACAGAAGAAGTATCTGCACCAGCATTCCACTGGGCTGATCGTTACGGTAGTGCTATCGGCAAATTCTGGCGTGCACATATCACCAACTTCATGATGGACCCAAACACGAAGTATCCTGCGATCGTTACACGCAGCGGTATCACTGTCACAGATCTGTTACCTGATATGTACTCGTTCACGATGTTGTTTATCGAACCAGATCCAACTGGTCGTAAAGTCGTTCGTGCATGGTTGTGTACTAACATGGCGCCACAAGGTTCTGGCGACATCACAGGTCGTCGTGAAATGGCTGGTGGTATGGAAATCCGTACTATCGATATCACATTCACTGCGTTGACGCAATATGGTTATGGTGTTGATGAATTGGCACAGACCGTATTGGATGGTATCTCATTGACTGGTGCTGATGCACAACACCGTCAAGCGTTCATCCAAAGCATCACCGCTGATCTGGCAGCGATCAAAGCTGGTTACGCTAATAACGTGGCTACTTTGGCTGGAACAGCAGTTGGACTTGGTAAAGGCTAATCCCTTTAGTTAATACAACGGCATAGAGAGAGGACATTTAGTCCTCTCTCTATTTATGCCCGAATTTTAAAATAGTTAGGATGTAAGTAGTTTTCAGAAGTTCCTATTACATTACCTTTCAGCGACTTTAAACTCTTGGTTACTCCGTACTGAAAGTAACCAGCAAGATCAGAATCTTCGATATCTAATTTGTATTGATCTATGTCATGACTATTTTCTTCGATAGACCAGATGTATACACTGGAAGCGTATTGTGCAAAAGAATGGATTGTTGTATTATCGGGAATTGCCAAGATATTGAAAGGTAATCGACTAGCTAATTCGATTGCTTGTTCAACACTTGCTGCGTACCAAACACGTTCTGTATTCGTTTTGATTTCTCCCGTAAACAAGGGATCATTATGTTCAGTGATAATCACCACTGTATTGTACTCTAAATACGGTTTAAACGTTTTATAAGCCTCTTTATTCATGATGACGGTGTATCCCAACACAGTATCAATAAAATTGGTTATAGAGCCGTATAATGCGATTGGAGCTAAAGGACTATAAAAACATTTTTCGTCCGGTACTTTTGTTAATAAGAACTCCAAAGACTTCTTCATCGTCAACCCTATCAAAAGATGATAAATAATAAACATGGGTACATACCCAAATAATAGACAAAAAAATAAAAAAAAAATAAGGAGCCGAAGCTCCTTACCTTTATGCCATGTGAAGATTAATCTTCACTGTTGTCATTTGCTTCAGCACCATCGTTGTTGTAATGATCGATAGCATTACCGATGTCTTGCAGTGCTATACCGATATTTTCTTTACGGTCGAAGTATTCTGGATCACCCAGAATAGTTTTGATTGTTGTAGGCAACATGTTACCAGTTGTAGGGAACAGGTAGAACATTCTAAAACCGTCCGACGAATTCATCACGAAAATGCCACGGTCGCCGTTGTTGTAACGTTCAAATACAACAATGTTACCTACAGGCGTAGTGACGATAATACCACGGCGATTTTGATCATCAGTAAATTTGAAACGTTCACCGATAATTTTGGCATAGTTGCGACTGGATAAGTCAGCTTTCAAAGCATTCTTACCGCGTACCGCGAAGTCAAGATATCCGGTATGGTTTTTCCATGCAGGATTGAAAGGGACTTCGATAGTTTGTTCAAAGTTAAACCAGAAATCGAAAACAGATTTTGTTGAGTCGAATTGAGACATGATATATTTCCTTTTAGGAGGTTAAGTTATATACTACGTGATATACTACATTGCATCATTACAACGGGGTGTTGTAATGCAGCTACATACTGACTGAATACGCAGTTGTATTACAACGGCATAGAGGAGGAACCACAGGTTCCTCCTCTATCTACCGGCATTTAAACAGTATTACAGTTCTGAGAATGATTTCTCAAACAGTGAAGCCAGTTCACGACGAACAGCCAGATGGTCGCCGCCACGAGCAGATTCACCTTCGACATGAACACGAGTAGAAGTTTTGCCGTAAGCTGTTTTGTCAGCTTCGCCGTCTTTTTCGATTGTCTTCGGATAGATCACATGTTGAATGCCGGTTTTACCGTGGATTGGGAAAAACGCTTCAACTTGGCCTTCTTGTTTAGGGAAGTTTTCGTGGACGAATTCGCCGAGTGCTTTCAGTGAAGATGCGATTGCGCCAGGGATTGCTTGCAATGTTTTTTCAGCTTGTTCTTTTTCAACGCCTTCAGGCAGGTTGCCCATAAACCAGTCACTGGATACCGTAGGTTTTTTGTTTTCGTCGAGGCTCAGACCAGCTTTGATTTTTGCAGAGAAATCATTTGTTTCTTGAGATATTGCCATGATAAGAATCTTTCTTAAAGAATGTTTATAAATGCGTTGTTGCTACGCATAATGACATACGTAGTCTGTAAAAAAACTACTTTGAAAATCACTTGTACTAGAACTATGTTCTTTAATACACCTCTGTGATATATACTTGATTTATTTTTGAATCAAGGGGTTCTTTGCAGGCGGCATCATGATAGAAGACATCATGGTAGCTTGCTCCCCACAAGTCTTGACAACTTCGTTCCAGTCATTTGACATTGTTGTCGTTGGACCTTTGGGTACATTCTGTAAACAATATTGGAACTTTTCAAACCGAGCTTGTTGGTCGGTGCAGTATTCCGTATCTGTCTTCGTGTATCCAGCTGGACAATCATCACGTAATGACCGTGCTCGATCTCTTTCGGCCATACCTTTTGATACATTTGTAGCAACTCCAATTCCATAAAACATCAATACAAAAAGAGACAGTATTAATGACACTCCCCAGAAACTGGGTTCTTTTATCAGTTTAAGGAAAGAAGGTAATACCTTTTCCTTTAAAAAGTTTTTCATTGTTACTCCTGTTAGAAAAGTGGTGTACACTTAAATTATTAAAACTCAACCTAAGTGTACACCAGCCTTGTTACAAGTTAATTAAATGTATTTCTTCTGTATCCAGCCTTCGATGCCACCCTTACGAATAGCATCAATGATGATCAACGACCAGGATTCCAGATTGCCAACACGAGCCTGCCAAGCTGGATCATCCGGGTTAGAAGCAATGATATCGGTGATGCTGATATGTTCGACCGGTGGGCTTTCAGCATCAGGGCCAACTTCTTGGTCACCGATATTGATCAAATTCACCAGCCCGAAATGACGACGGCCAACTTCATTACTTTCGTCGTAAATCTTCATCATCACATTCTTTGTTTTTGTCATCAGCTGTTCTGGTGTGAAGATGATACCAGTTTCTTCTTCCAGTTCACGAATGATGTTGAAAAGAATGACAATTTCCAGTTGTTGAATATTACCGGGCCGGTTAATGTCCCAATGAACCAAATGTTTTTTCTGTTTGAAATAACCCTCTAACATCAAAACATCGTCATCATTGATGTGTCCGCCATAACCGATGGAAGTACGGCTTTTGAGTTCTTTCTCGCTCGACTTATCACGACTGTATACCAGAATAGTATCTTCGCCTGGTGACACTACGTTTTTACGATAGAGAACACTGTAAGGCAACGGATGAATCAAACGTAACTGTTTGTTTTCATTTCTAGTGGAAGTCTCGTCTTCTAAGAGCAGGCGAGGGAACAGTACAAATTTCCTTTGAGTTATTTCAGGAGTTACCAATGCCATTGCATCTGGATCATAACCAGCACTGTAACGCATCATGGCAGCGAGACCTTCCATATCCCCCAGATACATACCGATCGTCTTTTCTTGTTCACTTTCAGACATAATGGATAAATCTTCATTTGGATGGAAATTCATCACCATGAAATGAGAAATGTTACTTTCAAGCAACCCCATTTCTTGTATGCCTTTCAACATCATCTTTCGCGTACCTTCTTTACGATAGGCAATGATGTATGTTTCCAGCATGGACTTCAGATCCGTTCCAAATTTAGGATTAATAAAGTCTTCACTCCGTCGCAAATTCAAATCTTCGATAGCTAATTCACAAACATCAATCATTTTTTCTTTTGTTACGGAATCGTCGTCAGCACCATATAAAACACCGAGGGCAAAATTGTTCACTGCAATACGAACCATTTCTTTGCTTAACAAATCTCTTGTGAGAATTTTGCTCAGAAAATGCCATTTGCGGATAAACTGATTTGTCAGTATCTTTTTGAATTCATCTTTCAGTTGGTCAATCGTAATGACTTTTTGTGAGTACATTACGATAAAATTTGAGATGAGTTCAAATGTCTGCAATACTGTTTTGTACGAAATTTTGGTACGAACTTCTTCGATATTGGTCTTGATCAATCCCAGTGTACGTTCGATAAAATTATCATAATCCGGCTGTTCTGGGTTCCTGTGAAGAATGTCCTTGATCTCATCGCAGATTATGCAGTAATACTGTTCGTAAAAATCCCAGCGATTATCGAACGTGTAAGCCAGGTTTTCGTATTTCGCGCGGATGAGATTAATATCATCCGTTTTGTCCGGATACTTAGACAGCATCAAAGTGCATAAATCTTTGATGTGGTTGATTTTAGTCATGGTTTCTTCGGATGGATCATCTGCTGGGATGACGTTCTTTGCCAAGTCAAAAGCTGTTAAATCGGAAACGTAGTCCGAATTTTCGAGTGCCATTTGTTGCTTCAATAAATCAATCGCACGTTCTTGTTTTGTTTGTTGTTTATTTACTACTTCGTCAGAAGTTTTTGTTGCTGCTTGATTCATGATGTCTATAATCCCGAGAAAATATTGCTTTGTTTTTTCTGTTTTGAAGATGCTCCCTGATACAGCGGCCATCGTGATAATGTTTTCGATAAATTTCGCTTTTTCTAATATCTCCTTTTTTCCTTCAATTGTTGATGGGTTCATTTCTGATACTAATGATAATAATGCATCGATAGTTTCGAAGATTTCCGGAGTGGGTTGTGTAACCCACAAAGATACTTCGTTACGGATTGCCTCTGTAATGTAACGATCTTTGATTTCATCAGCATCTTTGTTGAGTTGATATTTTTCTTTAAAACAGTCTGCCATTGCACGTGCGTGAATTTCTTTTTCAATGAGTGTGTGTTCGTTTGAAGAAGAAGGGATATTTTCTATCACAGAACGTAGCGCGGCGATATCTTCACGATAGTTCGTCAACGGGTTATACAACTGTTTGCACAACCATTCTTTAGACATATCCGACGGGATGTCATCATTTTGTGTCTGTTCTTGGATGTTCATGATATTTCCTTATAAAAAAGTATTTGATTATAAAACTAGGACACATAAGTTGACATGGCTTTATAATAAATTTCTTGTTAATCGTTTTCAGTTGCTTCAAACACTGGACGTACTTCGTAGTTCATTAAGTTTAAATCGAGCATTTTTGACTTTCTATATTCTTATAAAAAAGAATGCGGCATAACAGGAGAAGCAACTAGGCTTCTCCTGTTAGTTACTTTTTATGCCGTTTGTTTTTTACGCTTATCAGTGACATGCATACTTGGATTCCGAGCAAGACGTTCTGCTGCGCTATCCAACGAGGCCTTGATAGGACCATATTTTTGATTAGGGCCGACATATGCCTTCGCCAGCAATTCATCGTTGTAGAGGTATGCCTGGATCGTTGTATTGACCACATCTGGTGTAGTGTCATTCTTTTCCAACACTTCCAGCACACGACTGATCTTGTTGAAACCACTGGCAACACGATACAATACAGTTACCTTCTTATCGCCATTGCGATTAATGAAATGCGGAATCAACCGCACCACATCATTGCCAACATGTTTGTTCCACTTCTTAGGAAAACGTTCCAGCTTGATTTCACGAATATCGAAATCCTGGCAAGTCATCTTCTCACTCGCTACCAGCTGTACCAATTTACGATAACTGTAAATAGATTCGCGGATAGGAATGTTGATGTCGAAAGGAATGTGTTCTTTCTTGTCAAGACGTTGTTTCGGCTTGTTGTTTTTTGCCTTATCAAACTTTTTCGATTTCTGCTTTGTCAGTGTTGGGATAGTCAAAGCGCGTTTGTCGTTTTCGTGAAACATTATTTCCTCCATTGTGGTTTGTGGCTTGATGTGCTACGGTTGTTGTCAGTCGTTGAACCAAAAGAGCGACGTGGAGTACGTTCAGAAGTAGTTTCTGTACGAGTCGCTCTTGAGTAAGCTTGTTCTAACGCCGGACGGGATGCGTCTTCTTTTGGTACTACTTTTTCTTGCACTTTGGCTTTCTTCAAACCAACGGTCGAAATTAAACGACCACTTCGTACACCTGCTTCAACACGCGATGAACCCGCTATCACACGGTACTTTGCATCCTTCTTAAAGAAGATGACACATTTGTGATCCGCCAGATCTTCGTTATGTAAAGGAGCAAGATCGATTTCTTTTGTTTCAACAGTGATAGAAGGGCCTGCTTGTGCTAACTTCAGCAAAACATCTAGGTTATACTCTTGATCGCCAATCTTGATTGTTTTGTTCATTTAAACTCCATAGGGTCAATGAAATGATATTACTACCTTGTCAAATAAAAGTATTCAGTGTTCCGAATACATAGTAGTAATATATGTCTTAGTTTTTTTAAGATAACGACATCTTTCTGATAAACGAATTGGATTCTTCGACAGGAACAACATAACCATTAATTTTTCTAAAACCACGGTCACCATATAAGTTACCGAGATAAACCAAATGGTTGAATGAAGTTGCTATCGTTGTTGCACGAATACCTTCTCGCTCATAAATCAAGTGATATTGGTATTTTTTTGTTAATACATCATCTTCGAGATAGATTTCAAAGTCTGTTAATTCTGAAGGTGAAACCGAGCCACCCATGTAAATGAAAATGGAGAATAACGGAACGGATTCTCTGTTACTCCCTTTCTTTGGTATCGCCATTGTTACACCTTTTTATTATCAGTTAAAATCAATAAACGTATATCCCGTTCATATAAGTAATAGAAGAAGTTGTAAAAAGACAACACGGCATAAAACACAGGAGAGATATCACTATCTCTCCTGTACTTATTAGTCTTCAGCCCAAGTCATATAAACCGGTTTACTACGACCGTTTTTAGACTCTTTCCAGCCAAAAGAATCAAATAGTTCTTCCATGGATAAAGAGCAACTTTCCATTGCAGCAGAAGTAGCGCTTTCATGAGAGACACGTTCCAACACATGTTTCGTCAGCATGACAGATTCTTCCGAGAAACTTTCCAGCGCTGGAGAGTAGTATTTATCAGCTACTTTCACGCCTTGTTCGTTGACCAGATCGAAAGTAACTAAGTTACGGATAAAGCGTTCCAGACGACCATTTTGTTGATAGTCATCTGTATATGCACGAATAGAGAAGCAGATGTTCTCATCAGGGTTCTTTAAGAACCCTTCCAATACATACCCAAGTTCTCCACTCGGTGCAACTTTACCCATGATCGCAATCACTGGTTTACCATCTGCATCTTTAATGCTATCAAAGTCCAACCACACTTCTTTGATATGGGCACAAATACGACTCTCACGTATCACCATCGCTCGTTGGAAGTATGCTTCCCGACTCATCCCGGGTTCACGTACGGGATGCCCATTTTCTGCTTTCAACGCACCGCGAGCTACACGACGTTGGAACTGGCTGCTATTTTCAAACAATGCCCTGACTTCATCAGAAGCAACGTAGTAATTAGAGCCAGAACCAAACGCGTTTAACGCGCCCAATACTACAGTATAATAACCGTTAGCATCTGCTTTCAACAAACCAACTTTATTTGTGCCCTCTAAACGAGTGCAACTAAAACGTATCGTTTCCATAAGAGAAATCCTATCAAGTCCGTAACAATCCTTCGATCCGTTCAACACGTGTTGAAGGAGTTGATAGTGCACTAATCACACCATCATCCATATAACTACCAGCAAACTTCGTGCTGGTGTTAGTGGCACCGTGTTCTACATCTCGTACTGAAATATAGTCAGGCAATATGCGTTTTAAATCATCATCTGTTTTCACAACTTGACGATAGTACATATGGCGATCTTTAGGACTTCTTGTCACCAACGAAATAAATAATTCGATGATCTCAGGCGAAGTCCCGATATTCGCATTAGCATGATACTTTGCTGTTTCTAAGATACGACCAAGATCCTCGTAGTTCATATACCAAGGGATATGCGCACGAGAAGCGATCTCATCGAATAGCTGGAATACATACGTATCCTGACGCGGTAACATCACAGACTCCGTAATAACGCTTCCAGCTTCAAAAGTGAATTCATAATACTCATCACCATTGAAACTTACTTTAGCCATCGCTGTCGGTTCTATCTTGATTAAGGCACATGCTTGCGATGAAGCATAATACTTATTATCAACAGTAATACCGTAGAAGCCACTGATGATCTTTTCTACACCAATGAAGGATAAACGCCGTTCGGCGAACCGAACGGGTTGAATGATCTTCAATTTCTTCTTAGCGATGAGTTGGTCACCTCTCTCCACGATACACGCGTGGACCTTATCAGGTGCGTGAATAAATCCTTTTGTGTCCATGGAGTAACCTTTTAGAATGATTTAGCAGTTAATTGAGATGAAACAAAGCGACAGATATATTCAAAGGCAGACATCGCTGCTGCTTGCCGTGGATCTGTATACTTTTTGGATTTGATCTTTTGTTCAACATCTTTTAAGAAGTCGAAAGCCATGTGATCCGGATAACGAGTGCGCTTCAGTAAAGATAAGCAAACATCATGCACGTCGCTTTCCAATGTTGTCAAGTTCAACAGTGAAAGGAAGTTAGTGATATCTTTCTTCTGGTCTGAAAGGAAAGTATAAAACTCTGCCGAAGACATATTGTCTTTAAACTTTTCTTTTGCCTCAGCCAATGCTTGCTCATAGGCCACTTGGAAGTAAGCACCACGATAAGCAATCGCACGATCAGCATCATTCTTTGTTACCCGCATCGCTTGATAATTTTGCCAAACTTTCAACAAACTATCCAGATTGTCAGCGATGTCTTTCGTTGTGTAGTAAGAGAAACCACTCACGATCACAGCCAGCAACACATCGTTCGATACAGATTTGTTGTTGTTCGTTGCCAACCAGTTATCGTAGACAACTTTGTTCAGATGAATCTTCCGTTCAACTTCATCATACGTTGTGATCAGAACACCGGACTGAACATCTTGGGCTGCCTTAGAAATATGTGAACTCAGCCCGTTTGCCATTGCATTACGAATGCCCGCGACATAGGTTTCATATGTCGGTTTAGACAATCCAGTAATACGTTCTGGTGGATTTTCAATCAGCTTATCAGCTAACAAGAAAGTACCGAGAACATAATCAGCTTTGTATGATTCGTATTCTTCGTAAGTTGCAGCGCCGCCGTAAGTTGGGAACACATTACACATGAACTTCTGCAAGATTGCGCTATCGATGCCCAGTTTCCGGTTGACCCATTCCGTGATCGATTTATCCAACGCAGGGATACCGGTTGTCATCAGTTCACGGATTTCTTCATCGCTGAATTGTTCGATCTTGATTAACATACCAGGATCATCTTGACGAATCGATATTGCTTTCGGTGTGTAAATCAGTTCTTTCACACGAACCTGATCGTTAAAGAAAAGCGGGTCAAGGTAACGTTCAGTCAATGTAGCGATGCCATTGGCGTAAGGTTCAGGTAACAGATCGATTACCAATTCGATATCATCAACCAGCTTCTTGCCAAAATCACCAACAATCTTTTCAACCGAAGATGCCATGGTATCGACAACCGGTGCAACTGTTGTGCGAGCAAAAGCAATTTGTTGTTGAATCAATGGAGCGTAAGCTTGAAGAATACGTTCCATTTCTGCGTCATGTGGTGTGTCCAGTTTCATGCGATTGCCGTTTGCATCCAGCATCACATTCGCACCTTCTTGAATCGATGTTGTAGCATCGAATTCGTTTGCTGGCGTCAGGTCTGGCAAACGATTGGCTTTAATCAGTAAAGCCATCGGAGTACCAGGAACGACATCAAACCGAACAGAACTGTCCGTATATTTCTGCGCCGCCGGAGTGACGATATTAATCGTTTTTTGGTTTAACATGGTTATACTCCTGGAGCAACGTTGTTGGAAATCGCGCTAACGGCCATGCTAATAGCCAAGTCACGACCCATGGGTTGATCACCAATGGAACTAGAAATCTCGTTCCCTGAGATACGTAAGAAGAGTTGATAACTCAACTCCGTTGCGTTAGCGAGAACAGCAAGGTTCTCAAATGTCGCTTCTTCTTTAGCGGTTGCCATATTACACCTTGAATAAAAGAATTACAATAAATCAAGACCGATATATCTCGGCCATCTTCTTACCACCAAACTTGAGTAGGCGTGTTGTTGTTCCAAGCAAAATAGGACTATTTACAACCCGGTCATAGATACTTGAATAACCGAAGATGCCACCTAATTTCATTCCACTTTCAGTATAAATATCGTCATCCAATACTTTACCTGTGACGGATTTCATCTGATGCCCAAAGACACTCTTGTCAACTTCACCAACACCAACACCGGTAGTAATGTAAAAACGAATCACAGCTGTGTTCATTAATAATTCACTGCCATTGAAACGAGCACGTGAATCAACACTACCTGTAAAACCAGGACGATTCATTGAAGTGTAACGTTTAGCCATTTCACGATCAGAAACATTCGCGATAGCTCTCAGTGAATCAGACATGTCTTCTTTATCACCGTTATAAAAAATCTCTATACGTTCGACTTTGCCTTCATGTCCTGCTGTTGGTGCATTACGTGCGCCTAATATCTTTAAAGCAGCCAATGACTCATCGTCAAATAAGTCATTATTGGCAGTTACCTCATCTTCAAGAACACATAGAATGTCTTCCGCATTGACCATCTTACCGACCGCTACCACATTTTTCACTGACTGTGGAAAGCCAACGAAAATGTCTTCTCGGTAGGTAATTTTCGATTTCATCTTCGTTGATGTTAATTGACTTAACACGGAAGAATCCTCGAATGTCAACGCACAATCACTCAATGCAATATCTGTGACTAGAGAGTTCTTCATCACAATGTGGGCTGGATTAAAGAAGTCTGGTTCAAAGAAACCACTGTTGTAACAGAGGCTATCCCCCTTAACAAACTTCTGACCCTCAGTAAAGGTAGAAACCACCGTGTGCGGATACATAACGCCGGAAGCTTCTCCAAAGATACGACCCAAGGCTAATCCTACTTTTTCACCTGAGTTATATTGGATAATCATCCCTGTATCCTTCATGCTAATAACTTTACCATCTTCCTTTGCCGAATAAGAAAACAGTTCTGTTGTCCGCTGTGGGATTAAAGCTTCGTAACCTGTACGCACTGGTGATTGATGGTAACCGTCACACGAAATACCATGCGAGTTTTGAATACTAATAAAGTTACGACGTGCAGGACTATCCTGATCGCATCCCGCTGCTAACAAGGTACTTGTTGATACAACTGATGTCGCACCTTGTGTTTCATCATAAGCTCTTGACAAACCACGTAAAGAGACAAATTGCGGATTAGCAGAGAGTTGAATATTAATACCAACATCACCACTATCAACAGAGTCTCCAGAGATCGTTCCTTTATCACTTGCATGCATCGCACGTGCCGGTTTAGTCATGCTACGAGAGTTACGACCACCTGTACCACTGTAAGTGACAGATTCTCGTTGTTTCAGATTCTCGATCGGATTGATATCGTTCACCAAAGAAACAGAAGTATCTTTACTGATATTCATCCAAACAGCATTAGGATTAAAATCCAATTGTAAACGCGCATGACCTGGTCGTGAGTTATGAACACGAATTGATTTTACCAGTTCACTGTAAACAGCGCCAGCAATCCGTTCATACCCTTTAATACGCATGTAAGCACTATCGTATTTATCAGGATGGAAATCATCTTGTAACATCATACAACACTTCACAAGAAGACCATCAAAGGTCACTGGTTCTTTCATCTCTTCCAGTAACTGCTGTGTACAAGGTTCGATGAACAGCTGGGACATCAGTTTAAACTCACGGAAATAACGACTACTGATGTCATAATTTTCCAAGACACTCATGTAAGCAGCCGGTTTATCAAAGTCATGGAGATTGTAATTCGATAATGCTTTCCAGTATTCGTTGAAACCACCGATGATTAACGACGCCAATGTATCTTCTCGTTGAAACACCAAAGTACAATCAGCAAACTTCAGTGTGTATTCTGTTTCAGGATCAACTGTCGCGCGTTGCCCAGCATTAATCCTTCTTGGTTTTTGTTTCAATACAGCCATTAACTTTTCAAAGCCATATGTGTAACCAAGTAATACACCAACAGGAATAGATTTACCCATCATGGAAACAACGGCAATATCAACAGGTGGTGTTGTGGTTAAAGGAATACCAATCAATGTTTCCATTGTACCAACACTTTCCATTTGCCCTTTCTTATTACCGATATAGATAACACTATCGGCACCAGCGATCATGTAATACTTTTTGTTCTCGGTGACTCCCATGACAATCGCGCCGTCTTTTTCAAACAAAGTCAGAATCTCAGTACCAAATAACTTCTCACGTTCATCTTGCTTGAAGTTAAGATTGAAAGAGATATTGCCTTCATCTTCATCCGCAATCGTTAAAGTAAAAGAACGGAATCGTTGAGACATGATACTGTAAATCCGTGGACATTTGAAGTGGTTATCAAATACACCAACGGAAATCAAATTGGTAACGACTTTATTGTCGTCATCCAAATCGGCTGCCATGATACGGTTTGTTAACCAAGTGGCATAGTTGTGGACAACCTTGGTGCTTCGATCAACAAAGACTTTGCCATAGTAACTTGACAAAGCCACTTCACCTGGACCAATCTTGCGGATAGGGATTTCAGAACGTTGTTTACGTAATAAATACTTGGTTCCGTTTGCCATGTAAACACCGGTTTCATCTACAACAGGCAACGTGAAACGGATAGTCGAAGCAACACCTTCCACCGGAATCACACGAACGATATGGATCTCATAGTCACCCATGACATCTTGATGTCTTTCAATTTCATAATTCTGAACAACATACCCAGCATTCTGAATGGCCATCACCATTGAAACAATGTCGCGATCCATGATGTTTTTGATATAGTGACTATCAAAAACTAACAACGAAGATTTCAGCATGGATTTATCAAAAACAACATCCCGATCAACCATAGAAGGTTCCTCAGGAATCGCCAATTCTTTCTGATCAATCGTAATGAAATCTTTGATCGTTTTATCACTCAAAGGAGCTTTCATTGTTTTGTAGTTATTTGCTAACTCAATGAACTTCTTATATTGAGCAGCACTTAATACACCGGCTTCAGCAAGTTCATCTGCTTTCTTGATAACACCTTGTTCAAGTGGGTTCGGTGTTTTCTTAAAGATTTGCTCGATACTGTCTTCATTCTCGGCACGTTCTTCAAGATGTTTTCTCAATTCTTCTAACTTAGAAAACTCGGCACCTAAGTGTTCCTCACTGAACAATCCGGGGTCAATATCCCGAGATGTTGTTGTTTGAAGTTTCTCGCCTGAATCACTCGTGAGATTAGAACCAGGCTCTTCTTTTTTTGGCTCTGCTACGGGCATCCGTGTTGAACATATAGAAATAAATAACCGCATCAAACCACGTGATAGTTCATCAGGTGTTAACCCTTTGTCCTTCGGAGTCTTCTGCAACCATTCATTCATGATACCGAGATTCAACACGCACCACTTGTCGCCATCCAACAGTATGATATTGACCTTATTGTAATAACTAGGATCAAGATGATTCAGAGTGGATTTTGTTCTGTATTGAGAAGCCCATTTCCACAGTTCCAAGATAAACATGGAATCGTTGTCATTAAACGTTTCTACATTAGTAGGACGAAAGTCATCTGATGCAGACATGAATTGTGTTGGTGTTGGCAATATTCTTGGCATACGTGCAACAACAAAATGGTTGCTTTGTAACTGCCCACAAGCGATATTGATATTCTTCCACATGGTATTTTGGATATTCAACCAGGCATTATGTTTCGAGAACATCGAACGTTGGTAAGTATACAAAGAAGAATTCATCGCGTAGTTATAAATACCCAACGCATTCTTATCATGTTTAAAAATATCAATAGAACGTAACCGTTTAAAACGACGATTTGAGTTATCAAAAACACGTATCAATGTTTCTGCATTGACCGCGTTTCTTTTCGGATTACCTATATCAGTAATCAACGAAGTGATATGTGAAATGTAAATCCCGCCTTGCGCATTCTTCAAGATAGGATCATTTGCTTGTATTCCTGTATCCACACTGTCGTCACCAGGATAATGCAAAATGGAATAATCCGGAAAAGCCAAAGCGGATAAAGGAAGAAATGGGGGAGTACGTATTTGAGACTGATTACGTATTCCGCCTTCTTTTAAAAAACGATCTAATGTTGCCACTTTTAATCTCCAGTGATATTACGTAAAACGAGATTGACTGTTTTGATATTCATACTTGCGCCAAAGCTACCGTTTGGATTGATGAACGCTTTGTTGGTGTTTAAGAATTTTCTGACTTCTTCTCTGGATTCAAGAGCATGGACTGTTACCCAGTTACAACGATCACCGTCATAATCCGCGCCTAGTTCGCCAATACGCGAAGGATGTGGTATGATGCCATGAACGTAGGATGTTCCTAAAGGAAACTCTGGTGCATATTTTTCTGGGTCAACCTGCCAGTTTTCATTGAGTTCGTATAACCCTCTTCCTGTTGTCGTTGTTTTGACATACATTAAAGAAGGGTAAATACTACCAAAACCCGTAATAGGGTAGCGTGTTGTATAACCCGGAACATCTTTTAATGCTTCATAAACAGAAGCATAGAACAGTTCCCCCCAAGTTGTCGGCTTGACATTATCACGACTACGGCCTTCAGGTATCTCGTTGATATCAGAAATAAACTTAAACGTATTGTCAGGACCAATGTAAGTCAGAGAAAGATAATGCATCCCGATCACGACAGGTTTACTACGAAGTGCTTCATTCTCAAAACGATTAAGAAGCTTATTAAAACCTTCCCGAGTAGTGAAACTATCAAATGTTAATACATCGACTTTCACATCTTCAGCATGCAGTGTTTTTTCATTGACGAGTTTAACAGGCATCCTTGGATCAATAAACAACTTGGAAATAAATCCACGTCGAAAAGCATATGCTGCTTTTGGAAATTCGGATTTCATTGCCTGATAGATACCAATGATGGAGTGATCAAATGTAATGTTATTCTTGGCACCAAGGAAACGATTGCGTGCAGCCATCGCCGTAATCACATTTGCTGTACCGTGTTGAGTGCGGCGGCTTGCCCACTTGTCAGAGATAAACCCACGCTTCCCACTTAAGCGTTTCATGATGTTGCGATATAACTGGTTAAATACTACTTGCAAGTTATACCGAATATTATCCGTCTGCGGATTATTGCCACGGGCCATTTGTTCTGTTACCGTGTTTGATAAAGACATGAGTCGTTGATAGATCTCATTAATCTCATCCATGGTGTAATTACCATCCGGTTGCATTTCTAAATCACGGACACCGGCAGGAATAACAACGATCTTCGATGACATCCATTTATCTTTATATTTATCAATCAGCTTAATATAACGTTCACGGACTTGAGAACCTCTGTTATGAAAACGGATATCTTTAAAGTGTTGCATGAAGAAAGCGTAACCAGTCTTACCTTCAACTGGACTACTTCGAACAAAATCCATTTCGATTTTATCCCAGACAGCATAACCACGACCCGCCATGATTTCGCCGTACAGGGCTTTCATCTTACTTAAAATCTCAAATCCAATTGGATGCATGATCGGGATTTTAATATCAATGTAAGAAAACTTTTTCAAACGAATAGGATCACCTACACGCCCAAATGTTAATGTCGAGAACAAACCATCCTGATTAAAATCAGAAGTCTGTCCATCAAAAATGTCAATACGAGTACAGGGACGTAACCCTTCCAATCGTTTTGGAACTAATTCCAGTATGCTGACATTAAAAGGAATCTGAATTCGTTGTGGCATGGTTTAATCCTATTAACGCTAAAAATATGAGTGAAGTATAAAAATACACCGTAACCTTCAGAGGTAAGATATGGCAAAAAACAAAGGAAATAATCAGATCGATGATCTGGATATGGATTCAGGTCTCGATTTTGATCTACCTGAGTTCGGCGGTGAAAAGGTTAAAGACGATCGGAAACCTGTAACGAAAGTTGCAATGAAAGCCGCCGAGGGCTTTTCTGAAGCAATCCTCTCCGCTGGCATGGCAAGAAAGTTTGTAGATCATGCGTTACCAAACGAATACGGTCAAACATTTAGAACAGCAGATACTGTTGTCGGCTCTATGCGCGATGTTTACGATCAATCCGTCAAAGAATTAAAGCCTGCATTAAAAGAACTTGGTCGTTTTACAAGACGTGTGCTCCCAACGATTGAACCTGTTCTTCCTAAAAGGTTCACTGCCAAGTTAAAAGATTGGACAGAACCGAATGCAGCAGAAGCATCAAGACTGTCAGAAGAACAATTACGGGACATGCAAATTAAGTCCCAGACTGCTGAAATCTGGAAGTTAACAGAACAAGCAAACCAAGATCGCGAGCAACGAGAATCAATTAAAGATCACATTAAAGATACGATGGATCAACGTCGTCATCGTGATAACGCCGATCAACTCAATAACATTTTGAATGTACTGAAAAACACCGATTCATATAACCGTGAGATCGATGCAAAGTATAAACAAAAGAGTCTTGAGTTACAATATCGACACTACTTTGTCGCTGTTGATGCATTAAAAGAAATGACTCGGATCAATGCGATCACGCAAACCAATCTTGAAGCGATTAGTAAGAATACTGGATTACCTGACTTCTTGAAATTACGCGGAACAGAGCGTGCTAAAGAAATGATGCGTAACAGCATGATTTCTGGCGTTCAAGATGGACTCTTCGGGAAACGCCGTGACTTCATTCCAAATGTCATTGGTAACCTGAAGAAAGAGGTGCTTGGTCGCATGAAGGACAAAGTCGGTCAATTCAGGGATGGCATGAGTAGCGCTGACTCAATGTTAGACGCGAAAGACATGATGGGTGACTTTGGTGTGAGTGGTGCGGATATGGCTGCCAACATGGGTGGTGGTATTGCTGCTGAAGCTTTGACAACACGTGCTGGCAAGTATGTCGGTAAATACCTGAAAAAACATGATGGTGTTAAACGTGTTGCTAATAAGTTAGGCTATTGGCAAGAGAATGCTCCTCAGATATTGAAAGAATATGCTGAAGGGTATAAACACGATAATCTTCCATTAGTAGGTGGTTTAGTTAGGCTTGGTAAAGATGCTATTAACAACACGTCGTTAAGCATCAATGGTGGTTTGAATAAAGAAACTATCGAAACTTTATCGGGCGGCGATGAGTTTAATCGTCGTACTAATAAATCCATTACCGATGTCATCCCAGGTTTCTTATCTCGTATCTATCAAGAATTACAGATGATACGCACTGGCGATAATACGATTGAAGCAATGTCGTATGATCACTTCGATAACAAGTTTGAGAAACATAGTGAAGTCAAGAGCAAGATCCGTAAAACTATTTCGAACGATTACGAACGTGATAGCAGCAAACGACAAGGGAATCAATTCGCTGACTTAATTGATAAAGATAAAGAACTCACTCCTGAAGAAAGAGAACGCTTTATCGAGATGTTGACCAAGATGAACATGCGTGGCGTTCTTGGTGATGAAGAGAAGATGACCGACAGCATGAACTTTGAAGGTGTCAGTTATGAAGACAGCGACAAGTTCGCTGGCATCATGAAGAAGTATTTCAAAGATGATCCATTACTAGATAAGAAGCGTGCCTTCTCAAAAGGGTATAATAACCTTGGTGGTGGTTTTCGGGATCAGCGCGGTTATATTCAAAACATGGCAAATCTTGGATATGGTGATCATCTTCGTGATATGGGTTTAATCACGGATGATGGTTCTTCTATTAAGTTAGATTCTGTTCGTGATCTTCAACAGTTCAATAGAGACGGTAAAAGTAGTTTAAATCCTTCAGATCAACGCATGGCTAGTTTTCTGCATGGGAACAATGGATTTGTAGGCCCTGCGCAACAAACGCCGCAGATGGCTTCTCCTGCACCTTCCCCAACGCCACCGAAACCAGATACTGAATCCAAACAAAATAACATGATGGAAGAACTGACAAAAGTAATGTCAGATCTATCCAAAACAATCAAAGAGAAGCAAGCAACAGAGAAAGATGCTACGGGTGAAGGTATTCTAAAAAATACCAACGAAATGATTGCGTTATTAAAAGCGACACTGAATGTTAAGATTGTTGATGGTAACGTCACGATCAATGGATTTGGTGACGGTAAAGTTGGTGGTAAAGGAAAAGAGTATCAAGATGGTTTTATGGGTCTCATGAACCATCTCTTTGATTCTGGTAAGAAAGGACTTGGGTCAGCAGTCAGCCTTGGTAAAACTGCTGGTGGCAAGTTGTGGGATGCTGGTAACATCGCTGGCGGTAAGTTAATGAACGCTGGTATTTGGGGCGTTGGTAAACTCAAAGACATGGGCGGTAAGCTTTTGGATAAATTGGAGAAGATCCAAGATATCTATATCAAAGGGCAAATCTTACCTGCTTTGGAAAAGGCCAAGATAGAATCTGGTGCTTATCTTGACGTAGCAACAGGCAAAATTATCCGTACCCTAAAAGATGTCACTGGGGACGTGATTGACATTACTGATGATAACAAAGTCGTTTTCCGTAAGGAAAACCTTCAAGATGCTTATGTCCGTCTAAAAACTGGGGCAATGGCAAAAGCAACCAATCTTTTCGGTAAAGTAAAGAAAGCAGTGACCGACGCTGGTAGTTTTGCATTTTCCATGTCAAAAAGCTTTTATGGTCAGATCTACGACAATGCGAAATTGTTGTATAACAAAGTTGTTCATCGACCACAAGACGTATATGTCAAAGGGAAGAAAGAACCTGCTCTGTTAGCGATGGTCATGAAAGCGGGTGGATATGTTTCTCAAATTACAGGGAAGCCTATTCGATCTCCGTTAGATATTGACGGTCCAGTAATGGACATGTCTGATAAGAGTAACCCTGTGATTGTTTTAAGCACAGAAGATCTCAAGTTGGGTATTTCGGATGTCAATGGTAAAGAATTTAAAACCATCAAACGGATGGCACTTGATGCTGCGTTGAAAGTAAAAGACTTTGTCATGGAACAGGCTGGTAAAGCTTGGGATAAAACAAAGAAACTTGGTAGTGCTTTAAAGAATAAAGTATTTGGTCAAGCTGATCCCAACGATCCTAATACGGGATTGCGTGTGAATATCTTATCGAATAACTCTTTTGGTACAACCAAGACAACGAACAACATCTTGATCCAGATTCGTGACATGTTGAATCAACGGATGTCGGGTGAACCTACGACGTTCCAAGATCCTTCCACAATGTCTACACCTTTATCTGGTGGTTTAGCAGGTATTAAAAATACCATGAAGAAAGCAGTCACAGGTCTTTATGGTAAGGCAAAAGAAAAGGTCGGTGGCATCTTCGGTCGTTTCCAGAAAAAGGATGGTATTCAAATATCTGGTATGTCTAAGATGTTAGGTTATCTTGGTACTTTATCTAAGAACTTTAAAGGAACAAAGACAGACGATAAACCACGTGCTAACAGTTATCAGGAATGGTTGCAGTCACACATGAAAGGTGGCAGCAAAGCTGGTACATCTGGTGGTAAAGATGGTAACCAACCAAAAGACTATACAGGCGCTAAGTCATTTGCTGAAGTGGCTACCGAGAAAGCGAAAGCTGCTTGGGATACCACCCGTGACACGGTGAGTTCAGCGAAGGATACTTACGACACTTGGAAAGATGCACGGGCTGCAAAGAAAGCAGCACAAACAACCGGTACTATTTCAAAAGGTGTCGGGGGTGCAGCTGACGCTGTTGGAACAGTTGCTAAGGGTGGAAGTAAATGGGGCAAGATAGCTGGTCTTGGCGGTAAGTTACTTGGTGGCGCTGGCGCAGCATTAGGCGCTTATGAAGCTTACCAAGATGTCAAAGAAGGCAACTATGGTAGTGCAGCTGTTAATGGTGGTTTAACTGCATTATCTTTAGGTGCGTCCGGCTTACTACCAAGTATGGCAACAATAGGCACGGTAGGTTCTGCTATTGGCGGTGGCGTGATGGCTGCCGGTAGTGCTCTAGGTACAGGTCTGTTAGCATTAGGTGGTGGTATTGTTTCTCTTTTAAGTTCTCCCGTTGTCTTGACAGGACTGGCCGTAGCCGCCGCTGGCTATGGTGCTTACAAACTGTACAAATATGTGACTTCTGAAAAAGACACGCCTTATCGTCGTTTAAGGATGGCACAGTACGGTTTGTTAGTTGATGATAAAGACCATATAGGTTCAATCAACAGTCTTGAAGATAAACTGAAAGACAAAGTCAGTTTCAAAGATGGCAAAGCTGATATTGATATCAAGTCTGAAGACCTTCCAAAATTAATGGAAGCATTTGATGTTGATAAAGATAACAAAAAACAAGTCAGTGCATGGACGGAATGGTTTAACAACCGTTTCAAACAAGTGTACTTACAACACTTGGGATGCTGGAATGCAATCGATCCTAAGATGTCGTTTAAAGACTTTGACAAGTTAGAGTCAGATAAGAAACTGAAATTGTACAACGGTGTCAAGTTAGACAGCGGTCCTTTCAATGTGTCCACCTCTCCTTGGACTGATCTCCCTAAATTAAAAGCGGGTTACACAGAAGTAAAAGACGCGTTTGATAAAGGGTTAGTGGAAATCAACAAAGAGAAAGATGAAAAGGATAAGGAAAAGAAAGAGGATAAAGCCACTGCACCTGGAGACAGTAAAGCATCAGCTGTTGTGGGAGCTACTGGGGCAGCAGCTGCTGCTTCGGATATGATGACAGCCGCTAAAGACGGTATAGATTCCGATACTCCTCCTTCTGTACCTGAACAAGCTATCCCAATGGATGACGACATGTTGCGATCTGCACAACAGTACAACGATTTAACAACCTTAGTTGGTGGTGATATCGGTGGTGTTGCTATTACAGGTAATCGTCTTGATGAATTAACCAGCATCCGGATGAAAGCACATGGTCTTCAAGATATGGTGATTGACAAGGTGAAGAATCTGTTGACCTTGGAACAAGCAGTATCGAAAGGATTAGAAGCAACACCTGATGGTAAAATGTCTTGGAATGGTTCTCCTAAATCTATGTTCGATCGCTATGGGGCAGCATTTGGAGTAAGTAGTTCAGAAAAAGCAGCTGACTGGATTACTTGGTTTAGATCACGTTTCATGCCTGTCTATCTTGCTTATGCATCTGCTGTATTTCGATCTACAGGTAAGAAAGATATTGCTCAAGCGGTGATTACCATGGCGGCGATTGATCAGATTGATGTTGGTATTGCTATCTACGGAGCACGTACTTTGTACGAAGGTAGTGATATCACGGTATGGAAAATGCCGATTACACCTTGGCCTGGATATGAATTGAATTCCACAGTAAGTACCACTGACGGGAATATGGACTCATTGAAAGAAAAAGCGAAGAACATCAAACTGAATGAATCAGTATCTTCCAAGACTAATGCTACTTCCGATAAAAATAAGGAAGCGGATACTAAATCTGTTGGCGCTTCTGCTAACGGTGGGTCAACGGCTGGTAAAGCCGATGATGCGTCTAAGTCAGGGTTCTTTGGAAAAGTAGGGGGAGCTTTAAGTAGTGCTTATGATTCAGTGAAGAACTTCTTTACAGGTGGTGATAAGAAACCAGATGGTAAGGCTTCGACTCCGCCGACAGGAAGTAACACAACAGCCGCAGGAATGCCATCAGGAGCCCCTACAGGAGGTGCCACAGGTTTTGGTGGTGGATCGACTGTCGACATGTCTTTAAATGGTACAGGAGGCGAATATACTAAATTACCAGATGCAACAGGTAAAGGGTATCAAGGCTTCAAAGACATGATCAATGGTGCTGGGAAGATGGTGGGTGTAGATTCAAACTTGATGGCAACGATGGTTGCTGCTGAGTCTGGATTTAATCCTGGAGTGAAAGCAGGTTCATCAAGTGCTTCTGGCTTGATGCAATTTATTTCAGATACATGGAAAGCCATGGTGAAGAAGTATGGACCAAAGTATGGTATTCCACCTGGGACCTCGCCTTTTGATGCGAAAGCTAACCTATTAATGGGCGCTGAATACATCAAAGAAAACATCCAATCGATGCAAAAATATCTGAAGCGTAAAGTAACAGATACCGACGTGTACATGGGTCACTTTATGGGAACTGGTGGCGCTAAACAGTTCTTGACTGCTGATCCTTCTACTATTGGTGCAACGATGTTCCCGGCTGCTGCTGCTGCTAATCCAACGATCTACTACGATAAAGGAAGACCTAAAACGCTTGCTGAAATCTATGAACACTTCAGTTGGTTACTGAAGAAACGGTCGAAGGATAACGGTATTCCACTTGGTACTGGTGGTGGTGATATACTTCTTCCAGCAGATGGTAAACCTGCAAGTAATACCGCAGCTACTCCATCGAGTGAGACAGCACCAATAGGTACAGTTCCAACAACTGGGCCTACTGGTATCAGTGCTTCTCCTTTACCAAGTCCTGGTGCTACAACACCGACAACAACAGCCACGCCATCGGCGACTCCACCGGTGGCTGCCACAACTGCACCAAGTTCTACGCCGCCAGCAAATGCAACACCGTCGGGAACTCCTTCGGCAACTGCCAAGGCAGCGGAACCGACAGCAGCCACACCTTTTGGTAATATCCCTGTATCGACCACATCTCCTTCAGCGGGTAGTACCAACACGTTGTCTAGTGGTAATACGTTTGCTTCATTAAGTAATAAACCAGCAGCGGATGCTTTACAAAAGCAAATGCAAACAACACAAGCAAGTCAAAGCGATAATGTTTTCGCTACAATGTCAAAAACATTGACGGATTCGTTGGATTACCATCGCTTGAGTAGTAACACCTTGCTGAAAATTGTAGAAATACTGGGGCAGAACAGTGCTAACAGTAACAAAGGTAACAATAGCCCTGATTCTTTGAAACAAAACATATCTACCATGCCTGCTCCTAAGGATATTTCCCAAAAGGAAAATTTGACTCCTATGGAAGCGCGTAATAATAAAGACAACGACTGGCGTGCCAACACTGTAGATAACATTAACAGTGCACCACGAGATCCTAAAAGGGTTCCGGTATCAATGAGTAAGTATGAAGCAAAAGTGTAGAGTTAGGTGGCTTCGGCCACCTAACTTTTTCTTCCAGATCAATTTAAGGAATAAAATTTATGTATGAACGTCCAACGGACAGGCAGTGGACAAGGCAAGCTTTTCTTGTCAAGGGTGACCAACTAACCCCTTGGGACAAGGATCTTCGTACAAGAACCACTGCCTCCTTTAAATTTACAGATACATCCCCAGGTGGGATGTTTTGTGTTAATCCATTACCGCAATGGAATACCAATACAGATCTACCAGTGAAAGGGCGGTTTGCCAAGAGTCCTGGTTTAGGTCGGGTTTATAGTGAGGTATTCGATGATTACGCACAAATGATTCACATGCGTTTTGGCGTTGCCGAATACAACTCGTTGACAAGATTTTTTGGTGGTTTTTATAACTCAACCGCCGGTTATGTAGCCAGAACAGGTCGTAGTACCGGTGCGTTATACACGATTGGTAAAGCAGTCGGGATGATTATTCCTATCATTGCTTGGCCTTTATTGATGGCAAGTATGATCGGGCAAGTGATATCGTTCGCTACATCCAAACCAAGAAGTAAATATTATTATCTTAAGCCCGCCATGCCTTTGTATTGGAATGCCGTGCAGACGATGGTTAACCATATTGCTGTTAACAAGAAGATTGTTCCACGTGTTTTCTCTAGCGATCAGGAACAAGCTGCTCAAGTAGCTAAATGGGATGTTTCCAATAACAAAGTGTTAGCCGATGCTTTACCTGATATCTTCGATGAAAAAGGTGGTATTAACGTCTATGCTTTAGCTAATCGTGCGCAAAGGTTAGCAAGGCAACAACAAAAGTTAGAAGCAGCACATCTTGATTCTCCGTCTATTACGGATTTACCGAGAAGGCTGGCAATGACCTTGACTGAAACATTAGTTGACCCAGGATCTAGTTTTTACAATTACATGGAAAAGTGGGCTGGTAGTAGTAAAGGTAAACGTGACGAAACTGAAAAGGATAATGCGGGTACAGTTGAAACTTTGGAAAAAGGTGACTATGCTTCCATGCTAGACTTCCTTACTTCTGAACTGGATGATGGTTCTCAGTTTGTGTCATTCAGGGTTAACTCTACCGGTGCTGTGCAAGAAAGTTTTTCCAGTTCAGTAACAGAATCAGAAATTCAAAGTAAGATGAACAGTATGTCTGCTGGTTCTAAATCAACGGCGTTTAACTTCATGAACGGTAACATTTCTGATGGTGCTATTGGCACAGGTATTGGGGCAATTATGGGTGGTGTGAGTAATCTAGTCGCTGGTATTGGAGAAGGATTTGGCGTTTCTGGTATTGCTATGTTAGGCGGCGCTGCTTTTGTTGATATTCCTAAACGTTGGCAATCATCCGCAGCTAACTTACCAAGGATGAATTATTCAGTACGTTTGATATCAGCGTATGGCAATCCTTTATCGCAATTAGTTAACATTTACATTCCATTAGCAATGTTATTGGCGGCGGCTTTACCGATATCAACAGGTAGACAATCTTACACCAGTCCTTTTTTGTGTGAAGTGTACGATAAAGGCCGTTGCCAAACTAGGCTCGGTATTATTGATAGTTTATCAGTTAGTCGTGGTGTCGGTAATCTTTCTTTTAACGAAGATGGAGAACCATTGGCGATTGATGTCAGTTGGAGTGTATTGGATTTATCTTCTATTTTACACATGCCGATCGTCGAAGGCTTTAGTTTTGATCCAATGAAAAGTCTTTTTGACGAAGACAGTTATTTCAATGATTACATGGCCGTGTTAGGCTCAATGGGATTGAAAGATCAAATCTATAGCTGGCCTAAGTTCAAGAACAATCTGACACAGAAAATGGCAGACTTCAGAACTTATGCTTCATGGGCTAACTTTGCAAGCTTCTTGGGTACTGGCACCAGTATCGGACGTTTAGCATCTGTAGCTTATCGCGGTACAGCAAGATAACGGCATACAGGGAGGGTTCACACCCTCCCTGTAGTCTTATGCCGCGTGTTACCATTTTCGGTTACTGTCACCCGGATAAATAATTGTTCCTGGTTCAACTTGACCATATACAACTGTGTCTGGCATTGATCCAACGTCTTTAGAAATACCTGTTTGACTGGTATCTACATTCGGATACATATCTGCAAATCCAGCAGTGGCTGGAATCTTAGTTGAATCAAAACCGTACGAGTTCATATTCTTTAACTCTTGTTTCATGGTAGGACTAGAAGCAGTGCAACACATGAGATCATCAACAGGTTCATCATCAAATTCATCTTCATCCCATTCGTCATCGACATCATTTAAAGAATCTAATGCTGAAGAAGCAGTCGATGTGATTGGATTAGCAAACATGTCTTTTGTAGGAACAACGTTTTTAACCGGAGCAATGTTACCGTAAGTTACTTGTTCAGGACTTTTAAAAGAACCTGTAATCAAGGAGCCAAAAGTAGACATAGAACCATTGCCAGATAAAACTGATCTTGCCTGTCCATTCGGTAGCAAATTAGCCATAGATGCAAAAGAACTATAATCACCGTTTTTAGCAAGTGAAGGTGCTACAGCTGAAGATACCTGAGTAAGCAGATTGTTGTAACCTGGTATATTCGTAGGAATATTCGGCATTAATGCACCGAAAGAGTTATTCAGCCCTAAACTTGATGATGCTTTAATAACACTACTCAACTGAGATATCTGTCCTGCGCCGTCATTCAATTGAGTTAACGAACCCAACTGAGCCATGTTATTGCCAATCGATGTTGGTATCATACCAAAAGCACTACCAAAACCACCATTTGAAAAACTACTGTTTATCCCGTTGATCGTGTTCAACATGGACATGGCGTTGTTCGCGTTGATACCAGTAACAGAAGATAATGTACCACCCAATGTCGATAACACGGGTCCTACAGCTTTTAATCCATTCGATAAACTCGATACCAAGCTTGAACCATAACTATCTTTGATACCACTGAGATTATCTTTAATCGCCGATGTGCCGCTTAAAGCAGCACGACCAACATCACCCGCCCCAGGAATATTCGCAACAGAAATCGGTGTCATATCCGCTGTTGGGATCTTCATGCTATCAATTGGCTTTGATGCAGAGAATCGGGAAGTGGTTAACTTGTCACCTAATAAACAACACGCTTCATCAGGAATAGAATTAGTATTATCCGAATTTGAAAAGTCACCATCGTTAATAGGTGTGTGTATATTTAACTTATAGATATCTTCAATAGCAACTTCGTCATTCGAACCAGTATAAAAGACACTAGGTGTATCTCTTGTTAAATCACCCATGGCTACCTCTTAAACAAAAAAAAACAAAAAAAAATAAGGAGAGCCGAAGCCCTCCTTACCTTATTGCTGTTCACATTACTTCCGAAGAACGAAATCCATACCCTTCGCTTTCATGATCATTTCATAATCAGGAGTTGGCGGAGGATCATTTCTTTTCAGTCGATCACGGAGTTCAGTGAATACACGGCAACGCATATCATGACCTTTTGGACGGTCAATGAAAGAGGCTTGAGCTGTATCTTTAACATAATACTCATCGAATGGTAACGTGCTTTCGATGATCATTTGTTTCAGTTCCGGGTAAGTATTGACATACGCCCACAGACCATCCAACATGTATCCGTGGAAATTCTGGATACGGTTTTGCGTGACAGTTTTACCATAACGACGAACATTACTCGGTGTCATGGTACGTAACTGGCTGTCCTTTTGACTACCGGGTGTAATCACGAACATACGGTAACTTTCCATATTGGCAAAGTCACCCAAATAAGGATGAGAAAAAGCAGCATCCTCGTAGAAGAAAGACAAACGCCGACCGATTTCAGTATTGCCTTTGATATCAATACGAATATGGTCAACGCCATCTTTAGCGAGTGTACCCAAGATAGCATTATCGCTCTGTTGGATTTCTTGTCCGATGACTTTCTTCGTTTCCACTTGGATCAATGGAGCAGAAGAAT